TGCACCATTGATGATATTGATAAATTATTGTATAATTATACATCTTTTCATTACTTCCAATTATGGAAAATTCACTATACAGCACATCTAATATATTCTTTAGCAAGTATTGGACAAGTATCAAGAGTGTATGCTGATAACCCATCATTGCTTTTAGCAGCATCACAGGCATTAAATAATCTGTCATGTCCATCATATAATCTTGAAGTGAATGGAAATCAAGGTATTATACCATGCAATATTCCTATATTATTTTGCAATGGTGCATTAGAAAAAATTTTTGAAGAGGCTAAAAACAATGTATAGAAACTTGTTATTGAAAGATGCTATAAAGAGATTGAGTCCAGATAGTATTGAACTAATGATTCCAGGCCATTGTAACATGGGCTGTAAATATTGTTATATGAAATATAATGTTGTTGAATTTACAGAAGATGAAATACTTAATAGTATTGATGTTCTAATGGAGTCATTGAATAAGGAAAAGTTGAAATTTAAGCGTATTGAACTTTTTGGACCCGAGCTAGTTGATCTAAAAATAAGAATTATTGAAAAGATAGTAAAATATGGTATGGTGATAATACCCATTGGGGAGCGAGTTTTTGACAATGATGATAATGTTAAAAAACTAATATATTTTAATAAGAATTATAATATTCATTATAGTATTTCAATGGATGGAAAATATATGGAATCCAATCGACCTAATATAGATAGGAACGATGGATATTATGATAAAGTGTTTTCTTTTGCAAAAGAAACAAATGCTGGTTTTCATCCAATGATATATTATGATAGTATTGAAAATTGGCAGTCTAATTTTCTCTGGTTTATATCAATGTTCAATAAATATAATATTAAATTAAATAGATTGTATCTATTAGAAGTTAGAAACGATGGTTGGACTGATGATAAAATAAAAAGTTATTCTGATTTTATCAGATTTCTCGTAAGATATACTCTTGGTTATGCTGATAATGATGTAAATAAATGGTATGATATATTTGTTAATGGTAGCTGTTTGAATATATTTACTAATTGTTTCAATAAACGATATAAGGGATTGAGCTGTAGTATTCAAAATACTCTTAATGTGCGATTAGGTGATTTAGCTATATTTCCATGTCATAGATTACAAAGAGATGTGTTCAAAATTGGGTATTTTTACAATAATGAAATACATGGAAATAATATTGAGGCTTTTATAGCTACAAAGACTTGTGATTCTAAATTGTTACCATATTGTATCACTTGTTCTATTAAAGATTTTTGTCCCGGTCAATGTCTCGGTTCTATGTATGAAACCAATAAAAATATGTTTACACCAATATTGAGTGTATGTAATATGTATCATAATAAATTGTTTGCAATATTTGATGAATTTGATAAGTTGGGAAAATCCTCAATCTTATCCAATTTCAAAAAAGAACAAATAAGAAAAATTATAAAATTTATGTCGGAGGCACGAGATGTTAGAAAAAGCTGAAAAATGTAGGCAAGATATTTTAGATTATTTAGATTCAATGGATAATGAATATATTCATAATAAAAATAGAGAAGATATTGCAATTGTTCTTGATAAGATTATGGATGTATTCAGAAAGTCTGATAGTGATGATAATATTGTATTTAGATCAGATACTGGAACATGTGCCACAAAAGAAGATCTAGAAGTTGTTGGTAAGGCTGTAATGGATTCTTTATCATTTATCAAATTCATTATTCTAAATTATCCAATATCTAATAAATTCAGAGATTTTGTTAATAACTATGTATTATTTTTGAATAATTGGGCAAATATGATAGCTGATACAAGATTAGCTACTGAAATCTTCTTGGTTCATAGACTTGTTGAACAGCATTTAACACTAATTGAAGCTATTGAATTTCTAAAACATTTAATAAATAAGGTTGAACAACTAAAAGATTATGATGTGCCATCCTCACTAATTAGATACTTTTTGGGAGGCGTTAATAAATGAAGAAGATAGTTATATTTAATCCCAATGTTGGCTCAGCACTTGAGCAATCTGGTAATATAATTACTTCATGGATTAACGAAATTGATGGAATTGAAATATATACTATCTCAGAACAAACAAGTGCCTATGAATATGTTAAGAAATTAAATAACATTAGACCCGATATTATTGTAATAAATGAATACTATAGAAATATAGCTCAAGCATCATCACTTTACAGACATTTCAATGCAAATGTTAGAATTATATATCTAGAGTATGCTTGGCAAAGAACAACTGGTGTTCCAGAAGATGATTACCCAATATATACTAAATTACTTTATTTTACTGATGAAATATTCTATCTTAATTATGCACCAGCAAGACTGAGATATACTAACAATTATTATATGCCAACAGATCCAAATAAATTTAAGATAACAAAATCTTGGACTGATAGAGAAAAGAAATTTGCATACATTGGAACAATTACTGATATAAAACTATCACCATCTTTTATAAAAGCAATTGTTAATACAGACATTACGATAGATTGTTATGGTAACATACATAAAAATTGTTCACAGGAATATGTTGATTTGTTAAGTTCATGTAAATCTATTATATTGAAAGGTTATATTCCATTTGAAAATATACAAGATACTATGAATGAATATAAGTATTTTGTTCTACCACATGATGGTTCTGAGCCTTTCAACTGGTCATTACTACAGTGCATATTTTGTGGTATGATTCCATTTGTTGTTAATGATAGGACCAGAACAAATGTTGATACTAGATGGATTGATTGGGCAAGTGGATTATATATTGAATTTAACAATGTTGATAATCTCATACACTTTATGAAGAATATAACTGATATAGATGAAAAATACTTTGCAGAATTGTCTGAAAAAATATCACAATCTGCTATGGAAAAATTTGATTATTATAAATTTAAGAACGATTTTATTCAAATTCTTACCTCTTATGTATGATAATATTTAATAAAAATGTTCTTGATCGTGAATTACAGAAGATTATAGATTGTGGTAAAACAATAGGATTTGTTGGCTCCACAACTAATAGCTCTATTGAACTCCCTATTGGACCATTATCATTATGTGATTATGCTAAACATTTTGTTGATAAAGTCTTATTTAACTTAATCGTATTAACAGATACAGATAAATCTATGAATGATATATATGATTCAATCTATCAGATTGACGAATATATCAACGCTGATATTTTATATGTAGATGATAATATAATTAAAAATACATTACCATTTAGTAATGTATATCGTCAAACATATTCTGGAACAGCTCAAAATATAAAGATTTTTAATGACTATATATCTAAAAAAACGAATTTATTGGGGTTTTACCATTTCTTGCCTATAAGTTGGTATGATAATTCCAAACCATATTTTGATGTTTTGATTCAATATAATCCGATTTTAACAACTTTCAGAGGATATAAAGAGATATTCTATGATTCTGTTCTATTAAATTACAATGGTGTTTTTGATGGATCACCATATAGAACAGCATGGACTGATGGTTTGAGAAACTATAACAGAAGAATATATCTACCAATGGCTAAGGATATTGATGGAACTATATTCTATAAGAAGAATAGCTTTGAAAATCCAACCGATAGACTTGTATGGATACGAAATCTTGCAGAAGACATAACAAATAAGATTGGCATTGATAAAATAAAGGTCTCCGATTATATAGAATGTTTTGAATCTAATAATGTAGATAAAGAAGAATATAGAATAGTAAACATACGAAATTTTCAAAAAGCTACAAATGATTATTTACATAAAAGAGAAGTTATATTATTTTTCAGAAATCTTAATGGTGATTACCGATCACTTTCCTTTTGGCCTGGATTTGATGATGACATGTATTTTGAGATTCCATCATTCAAATTTGGAAAGCTTGAAAAATACATACCGATCACCAAAGATAATAGATTTACAAAATTACCAACAGATAATAGAGAAATAGAAATTAAAAAATTATTTAGAAGGAGGTTTGAAGAATATCATGGAAATTGTAAATAAGAAGAGTTTAATTTATCTTTTTGGGTATTTAACAACTGTCATAAATTATCTAACAAGACGTGGTATTGGTGTTATACTACCAATTATTTCAAAAGCTTTATCAGTTCCAGTGCAGAGTTTAGTATTTGTTCAGTCATTCTTTGGATTATCAAGAACAATTGTATGTTTATTTACAGGTCCTTGGTTTGACAAGAATCCAAGAATTATGTTTAAGATTGGTGTTTTTTTACAGCTAATATCAGTATGTCTAATTATTTTATTTCAAAATCATTATCATATTTTTATTAGTTCATTATTGTTTTTAGCTCTTGGTTATGTAATACTGTCACTATCAATTTGGAACATTTTAACTCGATCTGTTGGATATGGTAGAACATATGATGTAATGTGGGTTGGTGTTGGAATGAGTTCAGGTCCAATCATAATGCTTAATATAATCTATATTCTAAAATCTTCCACAATTACAATGATATTTCTTACTTATGGTATTTTACTGTTAATAGCTGCATCACTTTTTCTGTATTTTACAAAGGATATTGATGTAAGAAAAGGTGAGACATCATCATATAAGAAATTGTTCTCCAATATGTTAAATTTATCTATAATAAGAAGTATTCCTATTTTATCTCTTAGTGTTTCTGCTGATGTAACAATAGCAGTATTCACCATTTATATGATGTCTTTAGGATTTACATTTTTTGAAGCATCTCTATATACCGTTATTGTTTACGCTACATCAAGTATAGTTTCAAGATTCATTTTTTCATGGATTGGATATAATTATGGGTCAAAAAATGCTATGTTAATTGGAATGATTGTATGTTCTATAGCTTGGCTATGTGCTATAAATCCAAATTTTGTGATTTTGTCATTGATACTTCTTGGTTTAGGAACTGGCAGTGGATCAATCAACGTTTTTCCATATATTGCAGATAAGTATGGAAGAACATTCTATTTTGCTAATTATTCAGTCTTTGCTGTGTATGGTGGATTATTTGAAGGATCAATGGTTTGGTTATCAAGTCTAATACTCAGTATAACAAAAAATTACAACTTTGTTTTCACTTTTATGGTGATTCTTATGATTATATGTTTTATTATTATACATGCTGACAAGACTGGATATATTGATAGAATAAATGGCGTTAAGATACGTGATTAGTGTTTACCATATCTTCCTGTTCAGCGGATTGATGTCTTTCATCATTTGTTGAAGGAATTTAGCTTCATTTGAGCAGTCGTTGATGATGTAATTGACTTTCTTCTCAACGGCTGCTTTTTCTATTATCATATAGACAAATTCTCTACTGAACAATGGGGATAGAATGCATGTATATTCATTAGCAAATTCATATAATGGATAATTGGAATAGTGTTCAACATTTGGCCCTCTAATTTGCATTTCTGCAAGATTCAACTGATCGATGCCAATGTTATTCAATATATCAAGACCGTCTCTGTTGAGCAGATAATCAGCAACAGTTGGAATTGATGGAATCTCAATAGTAACAAACTGGAAGTAATTCTTTGCTAATAATACCTTCTCAAGTATCTTTTCAGAGAAATTTGTAGCTGCAATGTTGAATCTGATCTCATTAACACCAGCATCACTAACTCTTTTCATCAATTCCTCAGTTACAATAATTCCATTTGTATAAATCCACTGATAAACATTACCTTTAGATGTTACAAACTCCATAAATGGAATTGTCTTATCAATATAACTAAATGGCTCACCACCAGAATATGAAACACCCTTTATTAGTGATCCAGCAAAGGCATCAACATATACCTTGTAATCCATCATCCATTTATCACGAAACATTTTTGTATAATCAATGTTATCACTCTTATGCTGGGGACAAAAATCACAATTGGCAATACAATGCCACCCAACATATATACACAACCATGTTCCAGACTTACAAGCTCTACATCCCTTTGATAATTCTTTATCTGGAATCTTTGTATATACTGTCAATCCATAATCTTCTATATTGATATAATCTGACAGTTTTCTCTGTAGTGGATAGATTATCTCTTCGTGAAAGTCATATTTGTTCATTGAAATAGCGCATCCAAAACTTGTTTGTTATTGTGATTAAGTAATATCTGCTTATTTATAGGTTCTAAAATTGTCTGTATCTTAGAAATAAAGTGTTTTTCTATCATTTTATCATAATCAATTTTCAACACGTTATCAAATTCTTCTGGCCATCTGTAGAAAGCAATAGAATCAAACTTATATTCATTTTTCTTCAAATAAACAACCTTTACTTTTGATCCCTCTGCTATATCTCTATATTTTCCCTGAAGATTCATCTTTCTAATGAGAGTTCTATAATTCATAGCACCTTTTACATGCCAAGGTGTCCCCTTTACAGGACTACCATTATTCATAAATTTTTCTATATGGGATACACCGATATTAACTGCAATTTCTTCAGGTCTTACACTATACAGATCTTTCTTATAGTTACTTATCTTTGCAGACAGCTCATCATCAGAAACACCCTTCAATATCATCTCCATAATTTCAGTAAGAATTGGTTTTATTGCTTCTGGTGTCTCAGACCTTACAATCTCAAGACCCGTGGTTTTTATCTTATCTGTCGAAATGCCCTCTTCATCAATACACCAAAGACTATATTTCTTCTTCATAACAAAGAGAGCTCTTCGCGCAATAATTTCCTGTTTGAATTTAATCCTAAAATCATCCTCAAGACAATTATAGTGTTTCCGTTGAACCTCTTTGTATGATCGATCGTTTACGTAATCAGAAATGATGGATGAAACTTTACGAATATAGAAGATCTTCTTATCTTCAGGTAATTTTTTCCAATCATCACCAATGTTTTTATTGAGAAAATAACCAATATTAACAAACATACTGTCAGTATCACCATATATAACAAAATCAACATTTTTCATAGTTCTTTCCTAATCTCTTCAAGAGTTTTCAACAATTTATCATTGGGATTATTCAGAATTTCATTTACATAGTTAACACCCATCTTAATTGTGTTTCTGGCACAAGATGTTACTGCTTCTGAGATATTCTTATTATACCATCTACTATATGGAACAGCAGTAGCCCCATACATAGAGTTTAACATTGTCTTGTAAGCGTTTTGTAAATTATTCAAACGATATACTTTTTCCTGTGTCTTATTAAAGTTATCACCCCTTAATGACGGAAGTTTAGATTTGAGATTCTTCATATTATCTTTTGTTTCAACACGCCTCCAGAACAATTCACGTTCAACTGAAGCGATAACGCCAGGCGGTTTTGTTCTGAAACATGCTCCAGATGGAGATATACAAATCAATCTGTTTTTAAGAGCTTTATTAAACTTCTTTAATTTATCATCTTCAAATTTTATAGCTTCATATCCCACCATCATTGTAAATGGTGGAAATGACTGTTTCATTGTATATTCAATCATCTCTGATTCACTGATATTAACTATTTTTCCAATATATGTTTCAATACTCATGTTAAGAGTAATAATGGCTGTAGGATAACTTGAAACAATATCCAAATCGCACACCCAATCATAAAGACCCCTCAAGGGTTCCTTGACGAATGCTCCTTCATACCCTTCCTGTGATCCACCATATAAATGAGGTGCGCACATTTTCTTTCGTCTCAAATATTTAAGTAGCAATCCCTCCAATAGAGTAGTTAATGTCTGATAGAATTTCATTGGCACACAAGTCAATAGTGAAAGAGTTTGGATTTGTTTGATATATCCTAATTTATCTTCCAGTTGATAAACACGAAGAGCATCAATGATGTTATATGTAACGAACATATCCCAGTTTTCAACTGAAAGCTGTTGAAGATCATTATATTGAGAATAATCCAATTTTCCCTTGTCTATTTCATATTTGGCGACAAAATCAAGACTATATGACATCAATTTGTGTGGTGAATACCATTTATAAATCTCCATATAGTCCAGAATACTAACACCAGCTATATCTATATTGTATATTCCTTCTCTACTCCAGAAACGCACAATCCCTATAGGGCTGAGTTTATCATAAAGATTTGATTTATCACCAAAGAGGTTTATCACTCTATTGATAATATAGGGAATATCATATTGAGAAATGTTCCAACCTGATATAACATCCGGTTGTGTCTTGTGAATATAATTAAGGAATGTTATCAGTAGATTCCCTTCATCAGAACATTGTATATAATTGATGAAGTTCTCTTTGGAATACTTACCATTATAGGGTTTCAAACCGAATACTGTCGTCTTGTTTTTGGAATCATCATAACATGAGATTAACACTATAGGACAGTCAGCATTCTCTGGTTTCCAGCCATTTATATTTGAAGGATCATCAATGAACACTTCAATATCAAGATATATTGATTTCAACTTAGGAGGAATTATATCAGTATCCTGAATATTGTAATATCTATCTACAAGAAACTGTATCTCCGGCCTGACTTTATTTTCAAATATTATTTGTCCATTCCTATCGTTAAATTCATAGTATTCATAGTATGAATTGAATGTTTTCTTAACTACAGGATCTCCAGAAATTGTTGTTATATCACCACTATTTGACCTAATAAAAACATAGGGAACCCAATCAATGGTGGTATATAGATTTTCACCATTGATTTGTTCCCATAGGTATATTTTACTCTTCTTTGTATCGAAGAAACAATTACGAAACATCATTCACAACCTTTCACGTTGTTTTAATTTAATATAACACAATATGCTGGTTTTGTAAAGGCTGTTAAACAACATCAAATATGATATTATATGTATTCCACAATAACTCCTTAAAAGCCTTCTCACGATCACCATTTACAGCGTTTAGAATTTCTTTATCCCTTCCAATATCTACAAATAATAGAATGGTGAAATCATAATACTGACTATAAACAATGGTTTGTCCAATACCTTCACGAAGAGATTTACCATCATCACCCCTCTTGATTTCAATAGCTATTCTTGTATTTTTGTCAAATTCTAAAACCATATCAGGGCGATGCCATGTTCCAAACAATGAGATATTCTTAACGGTGGTCTTTTTATTGCCTTCCCACAGAAGATTTTTCTTTGCTTTTTCTGAGCATGTATCTGGTTTATACTTATAGATGTCTTCATATAGTTTTGCAATTTCTCTGATTAAGTAAGGATACATCTGAGCTTTAATGTAATCTTCATTCTTATTCTGATACTTGATTACATTAAATACATCAGGTGTTTTCAAAGCATCTACCAATCTACTAATAATCTTAATACTTTTTGCTGTTTTACTTCGTGCCATTTTTCCCCCCTATACTATTTTAATCTTATCGGAAAATTTTTGTTATTAGTAATATATCCTTTTAAGTTTCTTATTTTCAAAAACAAATACCATTTCTGATGAATATACCGAAAGTTCGCTGTATTTTCCCTTGATACAAAAATAGAAACAATTTAGTGCTCCCTCTTCGTTTGTAGGATATAATATATAGACGTCATCCTCATCAGTCCAATGTTGCCCATAAACTAATTCTTTACCTAACATCTTTTCATTTCCTCCCTATTTTCTATTCTATTTTTCGAAGTTCATCAATAACATCACCAAACATCCATATAACATTTTTATATTCTCTCACAACGTCATTATAGATGTTATGACTATACCATCCCCTTTCATATCCGAAAATAGAACAAAAGTCACTATAAGTGCCGACGTCATATTTTGTGAGATGTGCCAAAACTTGATATGGTGTTGGTATTTGTCCGTCACTGCATTTTAATGCTTGGGTGTATGAAAATATCCACTTTTTACCATCACGTTCTATAATAATTTTATATATGTTTCTGGGTATATTATCACTGAAATAGGGAACTATTCGAGATGTCTGATATTCTGCAGTGATTTTTGTTCCAGTCCGTTGTAAAAAATCCTGTGTTAGTCTTTTATAATCAATAGAATTCATCATAAACAGTATATTATAGCGGCCTTGAATTTTTCCAGAAAGACTCCAATCTGGTAATTTTTCTTTCCAGTTTTTCTATAGTGGATTTAAGTGTTTTGATCTCTTCTTCCTGAGAGGATGCACATGAATAACAAACCACTTTATAGTCTGATCCACAACGATTATTACATTTATCACAATATATTTTTACCATATCATCTTCCTACATCATCAAGATATTTTTCTTTTGTTTCTTTCCATGATAGATTGATAATATCATCATAATATAATATATTCTTATTATATCTATTATCCTCCAATAGCCTCTTTAATCTTGGTGCTGCATACCTCTCTTTCCACAAAGTTGTAATTGCCTCAACACTATTGTCAAAAGCCTTATTCCCAAGTTTATCTGTCTTATTACAAAGGAAATCCCTTGTATTATCATATAAACAGGCAAAATAGACACCACGTGTAAAATTACTTGAATAACGCTTAATCTTGAGATTTGACATAGCGAATGTAACTATTCGCATCTTAGGATGAGAAACATTATCAAATTTTTTGATTATAGTTGGATAATTTTCTTTCATCCATTCCCTTATCTTCTTATATGTCAAGTCAGATGGCTCAATTTGAACTTCACCAGTTGTTGGATCACACTTATGCCAGTATTTTAGTCTTGTATATTGACTCATACCCTTTGAATTATTGAAAAGGCTGGTGGTGGTGATGCCAGCTAATTTTTCTTTATAGGTGTTATTCCATGCATTTTCAACAACATTAGAAATTGTTAGTAGGGCAACTAACTTTCCACCCATATAATTATATCCAAGAGGTTGTGTTGGGATTATAGAACTACCCATTGCAGTATGTTTGAGCTTACCATGTTTTATTTTATTCTCTGTAGTCCAACCAATATACCTATCTCTACCACCAACAGCAATAAAATCACTACCAATACTAATAATTCCGAGATACCTACCTGTTACTTCATCTGAAACAATAAATCTCTTGTTTCTTCCAGGATTAGCATTCCAATGAGCTGTTGAGCACATTACTCTAAGAGTATTCCAGATGTCTGATAGTTTTTTATCATCAACAAGAATGACTTTTGGTTGTAACTTTAGATAATCTTCAGGAGCGTCTGGAATCCATAGATTTTCCTTGCATTTGTATATGAGATCAAGTTTATATGCATCCCACTCTTTGAAATGAATTTCCTGCCATTTTCTATATAGGGTATATTCTTCTACAGACATTTTTGATAGTTTTTCAAACTCATCAATAATTATGTCTCTAATTTCATTATCTGTCATCATGATTGCCTCATTCTTTGATATTTCTAATAGACATTATTTCTGGATTGATCTTACTTCTGGCTTTACCAATCTTATATCCAAACCCGGATAGATTACCAAGCCCATGTCCAGACAAAACAGTATTCACAATCATGCTCATAACTACTTCTCTTGAAGGATCACGATGTTTTAGGTATTCACGTATATAATTGATACGTCTGGCAAGGGTAGCATTCTTCTTCCATGACAATGTTTCCTCAGCAAGATTACATGACTCTAAAAGCCATTCAATCATAGCTTCCCTGGACATGTAATTCAGCTTTTCCATGCAAACTTCAACAATACTGCCAAGGGCGCCGGACTGTTTTGTTCTGCCCCACAAAACGCCATTTACCACAACTTCAATGTCTTCCATGGTCCAATCCCTTTATAGTTTTGAAAATATAGTCATACCTTCTTTAAGAAGTTTTAAACCTCTACCACTACTGTCATATATGGTATATGCTGGATGAACAGTTCTAACATAGGTAATACCATCTCTAACAGTTATTGAGCCATTATTACGAATAATATCACAATTATCTACATTAAGTAAACTTGCCGCTGCATATCCACCAAGTAAAAGCACTTTATGCGGCTTCAATACTCTAAAGTATTTTTCAATCCAGAATTTACATGCCGCCATCTGATTTGGTTTGGGTTTACCATTTTTCCCATCCAACATTGGACGACAATTAACACTATTCAAGATAAGAAAATTTTCGCGTGAAAGATCCAATTCACTGATAATATCCATTAGAATTTTTCCAGCTTTACCACAGAATGGTGTATTTTCATCAACCTCATTTTTACCAGGTGCTTCACCAACAATGGCAATATTGGAATATAATGGTGTCCAATAGGGTTTTGCTGATCCATTTACATATAAATCGCAGCGGGTACATTTTACAATATTCTTATCTAATAATTCTAAAGCTTCTAAAACTTTATCTGTCATCATCCTGTGCTTCCGAACCCCCCTTCTCCTCGTTCTGTTTTGAGATGAATCGTTCCCTCTTTTAATTCAATATCTGGAATCTTCTGAATTACCATCTGAGCTATACGATCACCTTTCTTTAGAATAATCTTCTTAGCACCAAGATTATACATAATAACGACTATATGTCCCCTATATGTGCTATCAATAGTTCCAGGAGAGTTAAGAACAAACAACTTTTTCTTAGCTGCAAGTCCAGATCTACTTCTTATTTGCGCTTCATATCCAGGCTCAAGCTCAATTCTTACATAAGTATTGACCATCTGAATGTCATTGGGCCATATACAAACATCCTCTGGTGTGTATAGATCAAATCCTGCATCAGATGGATGCGCCTTCTTAGGTATAACTGCATCAGCATGATCTAATTGGACTGTAAAACACTTACTCATACTTTCCTCCCAATATCTTTGATATTCTTTTCTCAGACATTTCAATATATTCCTTTTTTATTTCAATACCAATATAATCAACACCATGTTGGATAGCAACAACTCCTGTAGTTCCAGAACCATTGAATGGATCAAGAACAATACACGGTTTAATTATTGAGCAATCACACTTACAAGTCTTCTCCCATCCAATAGTTTTAGTAACTGGTATTTCAACCAAATTTCCATTAGGTAGTTCAATTTTATCGTTGGTTTTTTCAAGTTTTCTTACATAAGGTGAACCGCAATTAGCACATCTTCCCTTTTCAGATGTTCCCGCAAGAATCATTGGTCTAATCAATTCTTCTGGAAATGTAGCGAAATGATATCCCTTAAATCCTTGTGGTAAAACATCCCAAACAGTTCTTTTGTTTCTATAACCATCATATATAGCATATTCTTGTGGTCTTGAATTAACACCATTGGTTGATGATCGTTTCTTTGAACCCTTACCACCTTTACTTCCAGCTGGGCATACAGCCTTTTCTCTGATAGCAAAATAATCATAAAAATATTTTGCTGATTTTGTCAATAAAAATATATATTCATGTCCTTTTGTAGGTCTATCAGTAACACTTTCAGGCATCACACGACGTTTATTCCAAATAATATCAGATCGTAACCACCAACCATCTGCCTGTAAAGCAAGTGCCGTTCTCCAAGGAATACCCATAAGATCTTTGTTTTTTAATCCACCAGTGGGTTTAACAGATGGTCCAAATCGTTCTTTATGTTTAGATGGCTTCCCAAATTCAGTATGTTGTTTTTGATATTCTGGATTATTTCCAGCTTTACCACTTCCAGCATAACTATCACCAATATTCAACCACAATGTGCCATCACGTCTTAGAACCCGTTTAACTTCACTAAACACTTGTCTTAAATGACATATATAACATTTACCACAATTATTGCCAGTAGCCCAACCTAAACAGTCATGTAAAGGTTCAATGCCTATTTGTCCATCTATACCATAGTTTCGTAACAAATAATATGGCGGACTTGTAATGCAACACTGAACACTTTCGTCTGGCAATGTTTTCAATACGGTATATGCGTCACCATGTAGTATCTTTATTCTTTCTGCTTTATTATCACTATACTCCATATAAAAACCATTATCTCCGTCGTCCCCTATGCTCTGGTTCAGGTTGAGAAGCTACAGAACGTTCATCACCAGTTTCTTGAGCATCACTCAACCACAAATCAAGTTCTGTGGTGTCGTAAATACCAAGAGTTCTGGAATCATAATACATCTTTATTATTTCTCCAACTCTACCACCTAATCTGTTTTTAGATATTTTAATTGAAATTTCAGATTCATATACACGAGAATCCTCATCATCACCAATAATAGCTAAAAAGTCAGCTGTAGCTGCAAGTGCAATAGATTCAGAAATGAATGTAAAATCAAGATCCCTCAGATCAATTCTCATACCTTCACGATTAAGCTGTGTTACTGAAACAACAGGACAATTAAACTCAAATGATAGTGCTCTCAATTCTTCTGATATTTTCTTAACATCTGTATAGAGATCACCTTTTGATGCATATGAGGGTTTCATTAGGTTTATATAATCAACATATATGATATTAACAGGAATATTCCTCAATATCAATTCTCTCAGCCAATTTCGTATGTCTAATACTGTTGCTGCCCCTGTGGGAAATTGCTTGATCATCAGTTTACCCAAGTTAGGCATATTACTAATCTCTTTCAATTTTTTTAACAAGTGTGCTTTTAACTGATTTGTAATATAAATTCTATTGATATCTCTTTTTGAGAAGAGAGCATCAAAACGTTGTGCAAACATATCCTCCGACATTTCCATAGAAGCTATTGCACAATTATACCCAGATAATACCTGTCTGCTCACCATATTTGCCATCAAAGCTGACTTAAATCCATGTATTGCAGCTCCAAATATGGAAAGGGTATAGGGGGGAAACCCACCGAAGGTATATTCATCTAAAATAGGATATAACGTAGGAACCCTTTCATGTAGAGTGCTAAACATCCTTCTCAGGCGTTCACTAATAGTAGCAAAATAATCAAGTCCCAAATCAACTTTCAGATCCTTTGCCAATGCATTGTCTATTAGGTTCCTTACTTGAGCACGCTCTGATCCTTTATTAATAATATCTACTGATTTTAATATGGCATTTTTTAGAGCTTGATCTTTTAGATATTGATTTGTCTTATCAAGCAGATATTGATAGCTGGAAGCCAAATCAAAATCCAAGCTCTCAATCTCGTCCAGTTCGGTTTGTATATTACTATCATCATTGTTCTGTAAAATCGCTTTCTGTGGGATATTTAGATAGATCTTGTAATAATCAACAATTAAAGAATAGATTTTCGCTAACGTTGGATCATCAAAATACTCTGGCAATAGAACATTACATACCATTGCTAGAAATGTTTGATCTTTTAGACAAGCTTTTATTATGAGTCGTTGTAATACTGTCTGATCCATAATTATTGACCTTCATATTTTCTGCAATATATTACATCAACTCGATGAGATTGTTTACATTTGTTTTTACATGTATTACATAGGGGATTCTTCTGAGCCCAAAAACGCTTTTCCCAACTCTTTATAGATTCATCAAGTTTGGATTCTCCAGACTCAGTAAGGATATAAAGACTTTTACATTTTAGTTTTGATAATATATCATTAGTATTGACATCAATCTTGTGATCTTTAACAAAGGACTTCAAGGTGACTGTATTTTCTCTTACATCCCCGAGTTTCTTGATTTGTTTCTTTTTGGTGAGATTACCAGACTTGGATATTTCAGCAATATACCATTTTCCATCTACATTAGCTACAACTTTTGTCCCTATCTCAAGCATGTCATCCTCCAATTCATTTTTTTGATAGAATATCATATCTCCACTGTTTTGTCAATATAATTTACAATTCCTACTATTTGTGATAAATAATTAGTTATGGATCGAGATGAAGTTATCAAAAAGCTATATGAAGAGCATCCTATAGATAAGATTGTTGAGTTTAATGAGCTCGACATATCGGATAAACTTACAAAAAATGCTCAATATCTAACAATATATACAGAACATTTCAATAGAGAAAAAGCTGTATTAGAGCAACTTATTGCTATTAAAGATAAAATAATAGGAGAGCGATATGATCATTATCGCTTTAACTTTGATAAAGAACTAAAACCTTCAGAAATAGAAAAATACTATCTACCAAAAGATCAAAAGATATTGAAAATCAATCAAATGATTCAACAACAACAATGGCGTGTTGATTTCTTTGGATTATGCGTAAAAGCTATAGAAAAAATGCAATGGAATATGAAGACATATCTCGATTCTCTTAAAATATGAGCACATTAAATATAAAATCATATAAAAAACTCTATATACAACTTGTAAGTGATGAATATGGTGTTCTTCAAAAGGTTAAAGAACATTTCACAACCTATAAGGAAGGATTTTTATACTCACCGAAATACAAATCCGGCCTTTGGGATGGAACCATAACAGTATTTAATTGGGCTCATAAGACTTTACCCTATGGTCTATTACTTGAAACAATTAAATTCATCAAAAAAGAATATCCGAATACAAGGATAATAGTAGATGATGATGTCACAGCAATGTTCAAGGGTGTGGAAATTCCATATAAATATGATCTGAGCCTAAAACCACGTGAATATCAAAGAGACTGTATAGAATCCTGTTTAAGATATTCTAAGGGGATCATAGTCTCCAGCACTGCTTCTGGTAAATCACTTCTTATTGCCTACATTATTAAACATCTTCTTGATAATAAAATATGTAAAAAAGCACTAATTATTGTTCCAACCATACAGCTAGTTTCGCAATTCTATTCAGATCTCAATGATTATGGATTGGGTGATTATACTATTGGTGTTGTGTGGTCTAAGGTAAAGGAATGGGATAAATCAATCACAATATCAACATGGCAGTCACTATCAAATCACCATGAAATGTTATCAATTTTCGATTGTGTTATCTGTGATGAGACCCATCTATCACGAGCAAGAGAGATTATGACGATTTTAAGAAAAGCAACAAATGCTTTCTATAGACTTGGATTTACCGGAACCATGCCGACTTCTATACTTGATAATTGGAATATAAAGAGTTTCTTAGGTCCCATCATAAGAGAATATGGTCCGGGTCAATTATCACAACTTGGATTTGTCTCTAAATGTAATGTTCATATTTACAATATCAAATATCCTGATGAATTTTCAGGTAGTTATTCGGAAGTTCAGGATATGGTGTTTTCAAATAGATTTAGATTGGCAACTATACGTAATATGATAGAAGAGTGTGATAATAGTGTTTTGATATTAGTAGGTAAAGTTGATAAAGAAGGTAAAGTCTTACAATCGTATCTATCAGAACATTTAAGTGATAGAGAAGTTTTTTTTATATGGGGTGATACGCCTGTAAAGGAGAGAGAATACTGGCGAAAAGAGATGGAGAATAGAAGAAATATCGTATTGATTGCTACATATCAGATTTTCGCGACTGGAATTAATATTCCATCTCTAAAATATCTTATACTTGCATCTCCATATAAATCAAAAATCAGAGTTTTACAAAGTATCGGTAGAACGCTGAGATTGCACGCTGAAAAATTAAATGGATCCCATGTTTATGATATTATAGATCATACAAAATACTTTTTAGATCATGGAACTAAGAGAGCTCAATACTATTCATCGGAAGGGTTTAACATTATTGAGACTGATCTGACAGCCACCAATCTTCAGGAATGTAGTTTCTGATAGCAGTAATAGCTGCATTTACACTTTTTGAGGTTTCTTCATCATAAACATAGATATAGTCTTTTATTATCCTACCTCTTGCATTCATTGGATGTTCAAGAAGTCTTTCCTCATCAAATTCAATACCGAGTTTTGATTGAAAATACTGTAAAATAACCCTATGTGTTAATTTGTTGAATGGTCCTCTTATAGGAAATTTTCCAAGATAGTTGTCATTCAAATAAGTATCACCATCTGCTTTTGTCCAAATAAGCCCAATCTTTTTAGGGATTTTCATATAATACCATATAATAATATCATCAGATACTACCGATTTAACAAGTCCCCGACCTGCATATATTCCAGTCTTAATAATCCATTCAAGAAGCCTACCCATATTTAATAAGATCCAATAAATTTGCTGTGTATTTAGTATTTATAAGATAATACTCTTTACAGTTAAATGATATTTCAGACTTTTCTCTCATACCCATTTTTAGATCATCATTTTGATATAGGTCAACAATACTTTTCGTGGTATGAGCATCTAAATGATATTTGTTAAACCATTCATCAAATGACATTCTTCTAAATGTAAAAGTAAAATAATCACCTTCTTTTATAGACTTATATGGCCTAATCGCTTTTACCGTATATTCTCCCTCTTTCTCTGGTGGTTCAAGGTCTGTAAGATAGAATATATCTTTGTAATCAACCCTTTCACCATCGATAGTATATATGTTCAACATTCCTTTTGCACGTTCTTTTTCATATATCTCTTCTAATTCACCCTCAGCAAACAACTTATGATACATAACCCATACATATATATCAGTAACATTATAGCTAAATACGTATTCATATTTTCCAATGGGGAAAAATATATAACAATAATTTCCATAGTTTTCAGCTGTTTTATAATTAGCACTTACAAACACACCATTTCTTACTTTCCAGCCAAATTTCCTTTCAAACCAATAGTTGAGTTCATCATGTATAATCCTTTTTGTATCTAATGGATTTCTATTATCAAGTCTTGATTTGAAAATATGATAATCAGTAATTAACCTATTTGATCCTCTATATAATAAACGACCAATGGGACGGATTTCTTTTATGAATGGCTTACACTTTGAAGGAAGTTCGCTTCTAAGCTGCTTCCATTGATCATCATTTTCTATAATATATTTTATAAATTTACTCATTTAGTATTTCCAAGATCAATTCATCATATTTCAAATTTATCATAAAATATCTATCACACTTAAAGGAGATTTCATTGCCTGACAAAATTGCTTCTTCGAGACCTTCTTTACGATAGAGATTAACAATCATCTCTGGAAGATAAACATTGCTATACTTAGTTTTCCACCATTCATCAAATGGTAGATCCTTAACAATAACATTGATAATAGAACCAGCTATTATATTTGAAAGGCCTTTTTTTGCTTCTAATGTATATGCACCCTCCTCTTTTGGCGGTTCCTTATCCAAGACAAACATCATTGTAGCATAACTTTGAACCTTGCCATTAACTATATATATAAGTCGTTCATTCTTATCTCTATACAGTTGTTTAAGCTCTTCTATTGTAAATATCGCTCCCCTAAAACCGAACAAATCATCAATTTTGGAGCTCCAAACGTATTCATACTTACCCATGGGAAAAAAGATATAAACATTTCCACCATATGTTTTTGCAGATCTTATATCAGATGTAACAAACACACCATTTCTTACTTTCCAGCCAAATTTCCTTTCAAACCAATAGTTGAGTTCATCATGTAGATGTTTATTGATGTCTTTAGGTTTTCTCCCATCTAAATGGGAATTAAACACCTTAAATTCTGATTCAATCGCTCTTGATAATCCACGATATAGTAATTTATTAGAACCCCTCATATCATTTATGAATGGCTTACAATTAAGAAGAAGGAGATCTTTTAGCAATTTGGTTTCTTCTGATTCTGCAAGATATTTCGCAAATTTACTCATTTTTAAGCATATCCAATATCAGATTTTTATAATTCATATTTATCAGATAATACCTGTCACACTTAAAGGAGATTTCATAACCAGATAAAATGGCTTCTTTTACTTGCCCACTATAATAATTGTTAACAATGGTATCTGGAAAATAAGCGCCACTATAATTTTTTTCCAGCCATTCGTCAAATGATTGTTTTTTAACAACAATACTGATTGTAGAGTTAAGTTTAAGATCAGCGAAACTGCGTTTTACTTTAAATTTATATTTGCCTTCTTTTGTTGGGGGGTCTAAACCCAAGATATATGAAACAGAGTCATAACCATAAACTTTATTATTGATTATATATTCTAGTCTTAAATTCTTGACATTATAATATATTTCTTCCAGTTCCTCCATAGTATATAACATACCGTTAGCTCTAAGAGCATATAAATCATCAACATAAGGAACGCATTCATAATTGCCTATGGGAAAGAAAATATATGTATTTTTATGGTAACTTTTTATATCATCGTAATCTGATGATGCAAATACTCCATTTCTCACTGCCCATCCAAAACGACGTTCAAACTCGTCATTGAGCTCGTCATGCATCTGTCTATCTGTATCTTTGGGAATTCTATCCATTAAATGAGATCTAATTATCTGATATGATTCAATTATTCGTGGTGATGATCTGTATAATAGTTTATTAACGCCTTTAATATCTTTTATAAATAACTTACAATTTGAAAGAAGACCGTTTCGTAACTTTTCCCATTGATCATCATCAATATATTTCATGAGCCTACTCATTTGTTAATTACTCCCAATATAAATTCCTTATATTTTGAATCTACAAGATAATACTTATTACAATTAAATGATATTTCATTATTAGATGAAATTGCTTCTTTCAAACTTTTATCTATAAATGTATCCACTACTTCATCAACTGTCATTGTTTTATCATAATACTTCATTCTCCATTTATCGAAATCAATAGATCTTTTGACATTATAGCTAACTTTATCACCAATATTGAAATTTAATATCGGTGTTTTTATGATACCTATATATTTTCCTGGTTTCGTAGAAACTTTACCTTCTATCATCTTTAACATATCATCTAATGAAAAAGGACCATTGTTTTCTATAGAATATACTAATAAATATGTAGCTTCTTTATATTTATTTTCTAAGTATTCTCGTCTGACTATATTATGTTTAATATTAAAGAAAAGTATATCATACACACTTGGAGACCAGACGTATTTATAATTTCCAACAGGGAGGAATATATAGGGTAATCCATATCCGCCAGCAATACTTTTCAATGATACTGCAAAAACACCATTTCTAACCTTCCAACCAAATTTTTTAACAAATTCATTATTCAAATCATTATGAAGATCGACATTAAGATCTCTTGGTCTTCTATCATCAATTCTTGAATTAAATATAGCATAATCATTGACAAATTTCATTGTTCCACGGTATAATAAAGATTTTGTTCCACGGATTTCATCAATGAATTTTTTACAATCTCTTGACAAAATATCGTTCAGTTCATCTTCTACTCTTTTCATTATAGTTCCGCCAAAATATCATCGGAATACTCTCTATCTATTAGATAATACTTATCACAATTAAATGAAATCTCATTTCTACCAGCTTTTTTTAGATCTTTATTAGTATATGTATCAACTATATTTTTAATATCTTTAGTTGAGACTATATTACGATTCTTACACCAAATATCAAATGGAACATCTTCAACTTCTACTGTTACTGTATCGCCTTTATATAGGTTAAGTGATGGCATGCCATTTACAACAATAGCCTTATATTTTCCAGCTTTAGTAACATCTTCTATCGTTGATATCGCTGTCGGGATTATTTTCCTACCCTTTACGTAGAACTCAAATCTTCCTCCAAAACCTTCATCATACCACTTTTTAGCAACATTATAAGTAATGATACCATGACTATATAGGTCAGATATTTTTTTACTCCATGCATATTCATAATCCCCTATTGGAAGGAAAATGTATGCTGTTCCATAGACATGTATATTATCAATATCAAATGTAGCGAATACCCCATTTCTTACATTCCAGCCAAATTTCTTCTTAAACCAATAATTCAATTCATTATGTATATCAACCGGTGTATCAAGTGGCTTACGATCTGAAAGTCTTGAAGTTTTAATATCATAAACAAATATTTTACTATTAATAGCGCGATATAATAATTCATCGCTACCACGTAATTCATGCAAGATTTTAGAGCAGTCTTTAAAGATGTTTTTCTTTACATTATTCCATATTTCAGATTTGTTTACTAAAAATTGGTCAAATCTACTCATATTTCTTTATAATTTTAATTAGTTCATTTTCATATATTGGATGAATCAAGTAATACTCATCACATTTGAATGATATTTCATGTCGAGATTTAACAGCTTTATTAAGATCATAGTCTATATATTCATCAACTATTTCATTTGGAAAATATACTTTATATCTTCTTCTATATGTTTCAACCCACTCTTCAAATGTAGGCTCACAAACATAAACAGTAGCATACTCACCATTCTTCAGTCCAAAATTAGGAAAAAATTGAGACCCTACAACTTTGAGTTCTTTAGGAGGCTTGTTTACCATTACACGTATATCGTTAGTTTCTAAGCCGAACAAACGAGTAACAATAATATAATCAGCCCAAGCATCATTAACTGTATAAATCATATCAGTCAATGGCTTCTTTGTTGAATCATACATTTTTTTCATCATTTTTTGTGAGAATAGTTTATTGCATTGTTGAAATCTATACAAATCATTCACTACTGGAGACCAAACATATTCAAATTTTCCAACAGGTATAAATATGTAACAATAATCCCCAAAATACGAAGATAGTGTATAACTACTACTGGCAAATACACCATTTCTTACATTCCAACCAAACTTTCTTCTGAAGTAAAAATTCAGCTCATCATGTAGATCGGAATTCGTATCTCTTGGAATTCTATCATTTAATCTTGATGTTTTCTTCTTAAAACTAGAAACATGGTCATTAGATCCACGATATAAAACACTGCCAGGCTTACTAATAAAAAATGGCTTACAATCCGTTTCTATAACACTTATTGATGTTTCCGAAATAAATCCCCTCAATCTAGCCATTAAGCATTTCCTTTATCATATCTGCATAAGCTGTTTTTACTAAGTAATATTCATTACATCTGAATGAAATCTCATTTTTGGAATTGATTGCATCACGTAAATCATCATCTTTATACAATTCGATAATATCTTCAGGATAATATACATCACCAACCATTGATTCATATTCGTAAAGCCACTCATCAAAAGTCATTTTTTCAATAGTAGCTAAAACTTCATCACCAGGTCTAATATCTAATTTCAAATAATTGTTAACAGCCTTAAATTTATCATTACATCCACTATACCGTAGTTTTTCCAATTCAATATATCTCGTCAAACCTAATATGTACATAAAATCTTCTTCAGGTACTTCCACACCATCAATTTTATATATAAACCGATCTTCTTCCGTGTACATATAATGTAGATCTTCCATACTCTTTAATCGACCATTATCAATTAAATCATATATATCTTTTATTTCTGGAGACCAAACAAATTCAAAATCTCCAATAGGTAAGAATATATAACAATAGTCTCCAAATCCCTTAGATAACTTATAATCACTACTGGTAAATACGCCATTTCTTACATTCCAACCAAACTTTCTTCTGAAGTAAAAATTCAACTCATTATGTAATCCCCTACTAGTATCTTTTGGTCGTCTATCATCTAATCTTGACGTAACCCGTTGATACATTGGTGTATACTTTTGAGTGCCCCTATATAAGATATCATCACTTCTACTTTGCCTATACTCCTTGATAAACGGTATGCAATTTCTTTTAATCTCATTTATCATTGGAGACTTTAGTTCACCCTCTATCAATAAATCATTTATCTTTTTTATTATCATCCTAATCTTCCTCTACCATAATTATAATCTCTACGGTATTTCGATTATAATTATCTATGAATTTATATCCATAATCATCACACAGATCAATAATATAGTTTATTACTTCTATAAAATCCATAGATAAAATAAATGTAAGTTTATTATTTTTCCATTTAACAATTACTTCCTGATTATCTATTGGATATATGTCCATCTTTATCAAGCCATTACGTGGGTGCTCAAAATAACCAATTATTTGTTTTTTAATCTTGCTATTCAATTTAACACTCTCAAATAGCATTTCTTCTATTTTATTGTTATTATTTACATATTCCTTAAACTTCATGCAGACCTACCTCCTCTATAAAATTGAGATAGCATACTCTCAAGTTCTGATAAGGTATAAACATTTGGAATAAGATATTTGTAATTATTCTTACGCATATATTCCAATAATTCAATGCCTATCGGATTTCTAACTGGTGAGTCATAAAAATAATTCATTTTTACAAAAACGCGTAGCAGAACTTCATCAGTTAAAATATCATCTGAATTATTGTTGACTTCAATGAAAAGATTAAATTTTGATCTTAGATATGGTTTTGATTTCTGTAAATATTCATAGGCACTTATTATTTCTTCATCATCAACCACTCTCTGGCGCCTTTTGTTTCTTTCAAGAGCTACATTGAGATCACAATTAACAAATATCATAGCTGTATCATATCCGATATTTTCAAGTATATTAGCTCTTTGAATGGTTCTTTGATATTTCTTTGATGTGCAATCAATGGCAAGTGGTAAAAGACTATTTACATATTGGATAAGTTGTTTAATTGTTTGTCTTTTTGCTTTATCGAAATATAATTCTTCATATCCCTTACTATAATACTCTATGAATCTATCAACATTGACTATTCTCGGTTCTATTCGGCCAGATTTTACCTTAGATAGAGTATATGTCTTTCCAGAACCTCCAAATCCAGCCATAAAAACAGCTTTTAGAATGCCTCTATCAAGAATAGATTCATTGAGTTCATAATCTCTAAGATCATTGAAAAATCTTGACATATCTTCACCCTCATATTATACGAAGTCCTTAATTATAGATGTTAGCTGACTTTTTGAGAATATTCCAGGAACCAGATATTTTAATTTTTGTTCTTTCATTCTATCTATTATTGCTCTTCCAATGGGGTTTTCTACTGGGCTGGTGAAAAACTGATAGGACTTCTTGAAAGCTGACATTATATCATTATTAGATATGATCCAATTATTATTATCAATTTCAAGATAGAAATCAAATTCTTCTCTATACTTCTTCTTTGAATCCTCCAAATCATTGAATAATTGGTCAAGAGCATCAAGAGATATTTTACGTTTCAAAATTTTGTTGCGTTTTTCTATTCTCTCTCTGGCCTTCTCCAAGGATACATTTATAACAACCATCCCACAATCATATCCAATTTTTTCCAACACTTGCCTACGCTTAATGGTTTGGAAATGCTTTGATGAAGTTCCATCTATAATAATTGGTAACAATCCATTTGCAAGCAAATATAATTCATTTCGAACTTGGCCTCGAGCTTTTTCATACACTTCAGTTCCATACAAATTTCCTTCTATATTAGAATGCTCAACATATTTGTCAACATTCACTATCCTTACATTTAAGGATCCAGATGTTATTTTCTTAAGTGTGGTACTTTTACCACTTCCAGGTATTCCGGCAAGAAATAATACCTTAAACAATACCTTATCATCAATGCTCTCTTTGATATAAACCATATTTACATTTCCCAAAAATATGTTAAAATGGGCTTATCCCAGGGGCGAGGGGAATATGCATTTTCCTTTTATTGTTATTTATATTGCAATGATGAATAAAATTTATTATCATAAATTATTTTGCCTTCAGATATTATGCGAATTTTATTTTTATTCAAAGATTTTGCAAATTCTATAATATCTTTCTTATCTATATTATGTTTCCAAGAATGGATAACATATTCATTATACATATCATCAAAATACTCAATTCTATAGTGTTTATTCATAATTCCTCCTTATACTGGCATAAAAATGGCTGACCCGGCTGGATTCGAACCAGCAACCTCCAGCTTCAAAGGCTGGCGCTCTACCAATTGCGCTACGAGTCAGTCTATAATTAGAAAATTATATATGAATTATCCTCATTTTTAACGGTGTTGTTATATTCTGATACAGCTTCAATAAGACTTGGCAGATATTTCTCTTTTATGATGAAGCCATAATTATCACCATCCTTGTCATATCCACGAACATAATAATAATCATTGGTAAACATAGCTGGTGATTTTGCACTGTGTAGAATAACACCATTAGTTGCTTGAAATATAGGATTACCGTTGTAAAAATCCACCCCTCTGAATTTCTGATATATAATCCAGACGGCACATAAATCATCAGTAACTTTATTTACACCAAATATCAAAGCCTTCTTTATCATTATACATTCTCCTTTATGGAGGCCAGATAGTATTGTTCCTTGGCTCCATTTTCTATGGATACTGCACCCATCATACTATCAGATACATTTACTGTAAATAGTTTCAATTCAAACTCATTATGATTACCGTTAATTAGTGTCATTGCATTGACAAAATTCTTATAGTTAAAACAAAGCTGCGTATCAGGGCTGTTTACATCTGTAATCTTCAGTTTGAGGCTATTTGAAAATACCTCTTCTCGATTTGTTGTCTCAATATATAGGACACCATCTTCAACGTTAAAATAAATTTTTCCAAATTTAGGCCCAATCTTCTTAATCTTGTTGTAAGAATCAATAAAATCATCATCAATGGGTAGTGTAACAAATGGCTTCATATTGACGATGGAATGATTGAATGTTGATACAGCCTTACTTACAGATAACATTATCCTAACGTTATGTTTATCTTTCTTGACAGTGATGAAATTATCGTTAGGTATAATTTCAATCTCATCTTCATCATCAAATAGATTAAGGAAGGGCATCAAATTTTGATTTGGCTGAACAAAATTGAACTCCATCTCACCCATTACATTGGAGAAAACATCATTGGGCAAATCAAGAATAACAACAGCTGAATAATCACGAGACACCATTTTTGAAGTAATTTTTTCATTATTAAACAGCATCTGTGTTGAGTCAAATGATAGATTCAACGTTGATTTCCTAACAATATTCTTAAATCCCTCTACTTTAGCTAACATTTTTTAACCTCCTATAATGACTGGCTTCGAATTTAGAAATTTCAAAATTAGTCTCTATATCCGAAGTATCTACCTTTTCTGAATTTTTCTTAGTCCATTTTATAAATCTTCTGCCTTTTGGAATCTTATAATAGAAGTAATTATACACTTGTTCATCTGGTGTTGTAAATAGGTGGTTATTCATATCATTGACAATTTCTATAAGTTGTGGATCATGACTTAACCATAAACACAACATATATGAACTTATCTTATCATTACTGTCGTATATGTTGCCTTTCTTATAGAAGAATGAATTGAGATAGTCGAATATATTTTTCATACGATATTTTCCTTAATCAGTCTCATAACAAAAGACATAAAGTTTATCTCTTTTATTGAGACAAAACCATCTCTATATAGATATTCACCTATTAGTATTATCGCATCGCCGATCTTGTTAAATTTACCAACATTTTCATATAGATAATTATATAGGCTGGAATAATCTACCATATTGCTTCTCAGTATTTCTCTTATCTGGTTAGCATCCTTCTTCAAGATAGATTCAAGAATTGACTGGTAAACATCATTTACATTGTAAACCTTTATATCACTAATTTTGCCATCAATAGCGTTCAATTGCAGGGTGTTTATTATGCCCCTAATATCAGGATACTTTAATTTTATCAATTCAACTAATGATTTTTTATCTGTTATCTTAACATTTTCATTTTTAAGGACTTTCAAACAAAAGTTAAATATATCAGTAGCCGGTGGGGAATTTAGATATATCAACTGACATCTACTCTTTAATTCAGGTATTACTTTGTGCTCGTAATTACATGCGAAAATAAACCGTGTCATCTCATGAACTTGTTCCATAAGATCACGAAGCATTGCCTGTGCAGGTATTGATAAATGATCATTTTCATTACAATACACAATTTTTATCGGGGTTGTTCCAAGTGTTGTAGCAAAACTCTTTATCTTTGTTCTTACATTATCAATAGAGGTTTCATCAGAACAATTTATTTTGATATAATTAGGTTTAACAGTGTTTAGCAGAATGTTTACGAACGTCCCCTTACCTACGCCCGGAGGACCTATCAACATAATGTTAGGAAGTTCTTTCATCACTTTTGAGAGCTTTTCACGGGTTGTCTTATTCAACACCATTTCATCAAGAGTTTTTGGCTCATTACGAAAGGTCCATATATTACTCATTTTTCAACTCCATATGAACGAATAATCTTAATAGCTTCGTCTTTATATTTACTAATTTCCTCGATATACCTTTCAGGTCCAATTTTAATAGCAGTTTCCACTTCAGAACCTAGATTGATAGTCTCAAGAAGGAACAAGGCATCGGCAATCTCACTCATTTTGTTATATGCTTCATCAAGGTTCCCATCAATATCGTGAATTGTAATTGATATTGTTGGTTTCATCGAATTGAAATTACCGAGATTGATTGTTGCTGATCTACCGATTGTCAGGTCAATTTTCATAATTATACCTCTTCACAGTTTTTCTTTATTATAGATCAAATTGCTGACATTGTAAATTTACAATTCAATCTTCCGATGATATAAATACGATATATGAAAACGATAATTGACAAAGCTATTATTAGAAAACTGATACGAATACCTCTTAGTAAAAGAGCACCTAAAATAATACCTTCAAAGAAGGTGTATAATAGAAAAAGAGAAAAAAGTATAAATCATGAGGAATATTGAATATGTTTGTTCAGGTTGTTGGCGAAGAGGGTTATGATTTTGCATTATATGGTCTTGGTCTGTCTTATGGTTTAACATCATCTTTGACATATAATCAATATATAAATAATAAGGAATTGAAAGATCGTTTAAGAAAGGTTGCTGCAAAATTATCATCAAAAGATGGTGGGCATAACAAATTTCTAGAACAAATCACTATTAATGTTATTGTGGATGCTCCAAGATACTGGTGGTCACAAATGGATACTTACAGAATTGGAATTTCGAAGAGTTCTGAAAGCACCATGCATACTATTATGAAAAATCCGTTTTCTGATAGTGATTTTGAAAAACTTCCAGATGATGGCCCTATATCTATTGAATTGATTGAACGATTAGAATATCTCCGTAAAAATAAAGACTTCAGACAATTAAAACGAGAATTACCAGAATCTTTTTTACAGAAAAGAGCTATAAAATTATCATATAAAACATTGAGAAACATAGTTCAGCAAAGACATAATCACAAACTTTCTGAATGGCAGATTTTTATTAGTGAAATGTTGAAACAAATTGAGCATCCTGAATATATAAAACATGAGATTGATTAGAAAAGAACAAAATTGGATTATAAATGGTTTACTATCATTATTATTTATTCTACTTCTGATCGTTTGGCTTTTTATTAGATGATAGATAAATCAGTATATGCTAAATTCAATCGTTTAGATGGCATGTTGAAGCCACCTAAAGATACAAGATTTTTCAATTCACTTCGTAAAGCTCCAAGGAAGATTTTATCTCAGATCGGTTTATTTGAATGGTCTGATGGTTTCTGGCTCTATCCTGTTGATTGGTATGGTAGTATTCCAGATCAATATCCAATAGTTACTATTGATGGTTTTGAAGAACCCTTTGAACATGGTTTATTTGATAAATATACAATTTGTGGATATTTGCCATTTGGATTTATTGATGATAGGAAATATAAAGACATGATAAAAACGATGATGCATGAAATTTTACTATCTTATCATGCTTAGATAACACTTTTCAATGCTTCCAAATATCTCTTTGTGGTATATCTTATATTAAGTTGTTCAGGTAGGATAACACGGGGTCTGTTTTTAGATATTGTCAACATAGCATTTACAATATCATCAAAAACATCTTTTGATAAAATATTCCAACTATCCCTGTAGTGTGGAACAGGATTAGTTGAATAATAATCACCATCACCATCTACTATAATACAACCATCAGTCATTTTGCACATTTCTGTTGCGCCACCACAGTTATTAGTAGTTATTACTGGGATACCATGTCCAATACATTCCACAACACTATTTGGACATGAATCCCTTTTACTCAAATGAATACTCATATCAAAAGACTTGAAATCAATATTTTTTCTATCCACCATACCATAATATATGATATTTTTATTAACTACTGGCTTATTGTCATGAAGAAGACCATATATATGTAAAAAACTGTTATTTACAATACTATTAAAAGCAAGAAATACATCAATTATTTCTTTGAGCCTTTTATGTCTTCTATGTTTACCTAAAACTATAATGTTTATTGATGATTTTGGTTCATAGGTATAATCTGGATCAATACCATTATATATTACAAATGCTTTATTTGTTCTTCTTTTAGATAATAATTTTTCACATAACATTTTACTATAATTAGATTGATATATTACAGCATCGGCTATTTGGTGTGATTTACTTATAGAGTCATTTCGCCGATTAAAGTCTGTATCACTATCATAATATATACCATCTATGCGTTGGACTTTTGGTAGTTTTGAATTTACTCCTATTTTAACAAATGATAACTGTACATCACAACCTATAGGTTTTTCAAAATAAAATCTATTATTTCCAATGAATGGTATCATTCTTTCTGTTAGGATATGAGTGCGACCATTATCAACAAATATTTTTAAGTTTTCTTCTTTCGATAGCATTACTATACATCCTATTTTTACTTTCAATTACTGCTTTTCTATATGATGGTGCCTGAAGTTTGAATGTTGAAGATATTGACCTATAATTTTTACGATGTAGGTATAATGGTATTGGTATATGAATTAAGCGACCTACCTCTTCTAATTTCAATATCAGATCTTTATCTACTGCTTTCAATAGAGTGTAATCAAGTCCAATGGTTTTATCATAGAATCTACGCTTAAACACCTTTAAGTGTGATACTATATATCCACTAGAATAGTATTTATCACCAATGAAATATTCTAAAAAACTCTTTCCATCAGGGATATCAGAGCAACGACGTAACGATGGATTTTTAAGGTTTTTATCACATTCATAAAAGTCAGAATATATAAGACTTGCATCTGGATACATTTTATGATAGTTTACCATTATCTCGAATGCACTATTATCTGAAAGAGCATCATCAGCATCCACTATGGCAACCAATTCACCAGTTCCCATTTCAATAGCATTTTTCAAGGCTGAACCATATCCATAGTTCTTATCGTGTGTATATAACTTTATTTTTCTAATGATTTTATATTGTCTGGCAAGATTTTTTACAATGTCAATAGTTGAATCAACATCATCACCACCGTCAATGACAACAACTATTTCCCAGTTTTTATATGTTTGTTTTACTATACTTATGATAGCTTCAGATATGTAATTATGGCAATTATAGCTTGCCATAGCAACGGATATTTTCGTATTATCCATTTCTTCCATTAATCAGTGTTTATAACTATTTATAGTAAATTATATTTTGTTTTATATGCAAGACCCTTCTTATTTCTATATTTAGATGCCTGCCTGGCAAGACCCATTTCTGTTGTTTCTTTTTTCTCTGTTTTATTGTGGCTGTGAACAACTACTACATGTTTCGGTAGTCCAACTGCTTTACATGCTTCAATAAATTCCGAGTTTGTTGTTGAAAATTGCTTATTAGTCATATAACCTCCTAATAGGAAATAGAAAAGAAGGTAATTCTTCCTCTCTCTTCTTTAACCATCATTGGTACGTTCAGGATATGGCTTTCGAATCCCCTTGATAGGTTCCATTGCCCGAACATCAGATGAGCTGTCTCTTATACCGAACGTATAAGACAATTACCTTCTTTTCTTTGTGTAATAACATTATTGGTGCCTGGAGTGGGAGTTGAACCCACACAATCATAAATGATCGAGGGATTTTAAGTCCCTTGTGTCTGCCAGTTCCACCATCCAGGCTTTAATTATACTATATCAAATAAATGCATATTTGTAAATGTTAATTTTTGAAGGGGAAGGATCAGCCCCCATATCATTAATGATATGGGGGCTGTATTAGAAGTGTTACTTTATTTCAATTCTCTTGTAGTTTTTGGATTGGGGTTTTATAACAATTTTCAGAACACCATCACTAAGATTTGCTTCTACATCTTCAGCTTTTGGCACATATATTCGTCGGAAAATTTCCTTAACCCCAACATATCTATCTTTTACATCACGCTTCCCCTTTATTGTAATAACACCATCTAAGAAATCCACAGTAATATCTTCCTTCTTAAATCCAGGAACAGCAAATTCATAAACAACATCACCATCGTCATTTCGATACCATACATAATCAACAACATCTTGTTCGTCTAGAAGAAAATTAAGGATATTCATTGGAATCATATAGAGCACCTCCTGTTGGTTTTTTATTCAACCATAATATAATCACAATTTTATAAATGTCAAGAGCTTATTTCATAAGACGCTCAATACTGTATAAATCTTCAAAGGTATCAATTTCAAAAGATCGCCAGAAGGGCATTTCTATAGGCATTACTTTATCACCTACTCTACACTTTGATTTGAGGAATTGATCTCTTTTGATAATATAAAATGCCCCTGTTTCTATGAAATATCTATTAGTCCTTTCTTGTCTTATACCCCTGGATTTTGGATTATAATTTACTGGTGTTACAGTATTCTTTTCGAATTTCCAGAATAAAATATCCTTTTGTTCCATCCAGCACACCGACATTGCTGAATCATATAACAAAATGTTTCTTTTGAATTGACTTATAGCACCATTTAAGTCTTGAGCTGTTGTCATCGGACTTGTGCATTGAATAAGCACTAATATGTCATAATTAACATTATCAGTAAAATGCATCATAACATCTTCTATAGAAGCCCTATCATCAGCCAAACTACTCGGTCTATCAAGTATTTTAACATTAGGAATACTCTGAACATGATTTTTTATCTTATTATTTTCTGTTGAAACCCATGTCTCATCAATAACATCAGTCATAAGTGATGCCTCAATGGCATAATTTATCATAGGTTTACCATTGATTGTGAATAATGGTTTTACAGGTATTCCTTTACTGCCGCCCCTGACTGGAATAAGTGAACATATCTTCATATTGTTTTAACCTCTTTATGAATTTTTCCAATCTTTGCTCTTTTGAACCAAAAGAACTCTTATGTGCGCTCCAGAAAAAAGCATCATCACTACAAGTATGATCAATATATTTTCTTGAGAGCTGCTTCCATTTGATTAAATTTCCATTATATTTATTGTAAAACATAGCAAGACTTGGTTGATCTTTGTTGAAGAAATATGGTGGTTTTATTAGATAATTATTATATTCATTTAGAAAAATGAGAGCTTTTTCAGTTTTTCTTGCTCCAAGTATACCACCAGCAACCTTATTTTCACTGATTAAAAATCCTGCAATATCCCAATTTTCGTCATTATCAAATTCTACTAATGGCTTATTAAGCATCATATCTATGTCTGTCAAAATATAAATATCAGCATCATATTTTTCTATTGTTTCTATGAAGAATTTTATCTTGTGACAAATAATGACATCTGGATTTAAAATAGATATTGTATGGTGTATAATTGTTCTATTTTTCTTCATTTTGTGATTTATCAAATGTAATATAGTATCAGCTTCCGGTTCAAAGATTTTTATAGATTTAAGCCATACTGGATACCATTTTAGATATTTTTCATCACAATAAGTTATCATCAATTTTTTCATATCGTTCTAAACCTGAAATGTATTTTTTGTTGTCTGATTGCATCTTACTGTTTATTTTATATACATTATTTGGATTTGAAGTATTATATACATACAAAATTTTATCAATATATTTTATTCTCTCCACACCAGCCATTTCAACCATTGGATACATTATAGCACGATCATATGTGCTCATAAGATATTTGCCTTTATTATCTCTAAATGATGAATTTTTTATCAGTTTGAACAATATAGCTTTGAATGTCTTTAGGTGTGTAAATACCCATGGTGATACCCTAAAATCTAAAGATGATAGTGTGGTCTCTACATCAGTAGCATTCGGCATTACTTCTTTGTTCAATGTTATATAAGAACCAAATGTTAGTAGTAAATTATTATCTTTTTTATATAGATCATTTATATATTCTAATACATATTTATCATACATCCAATCATCAAGATCGACAATAACAATAATTTCATCATCATATAACATGTTAGGCAACAAATAATTGACAGCATTTTTTAGCCATCCGAAATTTGACATATTTCTATAAACAATGCAATTATCACCTTTAATACTCATTATTTTTTTATATAACGCATCATCACAACTTGCATCATCAACAATTATATGTTTAAAGTCTTGAAAAGTTTGATTTTTTATACTGTCAATATGCTTCTCTATGCTACCAAGGCAATCTCTCCCGCATGAAAAAATAATCATCTATCCAACCTCTGATATGGTATTTTTTGCCTAATATACCTCGATGTTTTTTCTTGCTCTTTCCTGTGATTCTTTTCAACTTGATTTGGATTTATGTCATTATATACATATAGTGTCTTCGGTATAAAAATAATATGATTTGGTGCGGACATTTCAAGCATGGGTAATAACACTGCCTGATCATAAGCGTATTTGAAATACTCCCCATTTTCATCTCGCAAATCTTCATCTTTTAACTCTTTCCATAAAAAACCTTTGAAAGTCCTAAGATGTGTGAATGACCAGATAACCTTTCTAAAATTTGATGTTGTGAATGTAGTAAGATTATATGGGGGTATCCAACTACTATTAACACCATTACTTGCATACATCATTCTACTGTAGGTCATCCAACATTCTTTGAAATTATTGTAGGTGTTATTGACAATTTCTAATGCATTGGTAGTGTGCAGCCAATCATCAAGATCAACTATCACAACAATTTCCTCACCTGTAATGATATGAGGTGTTAGATATTTGATAGCATTTTTAATCCAGTATTGTCTTTTATTATTTCTACATAAAATATCATTGTCTGTTCCGTATTTCATAACTTCTTTAACGGTATTATCATCAGAGCAATCATCAACTATTATATGCTTGAAATTCTGAAAAGATTGTTTTCTGATAGATTCCATATGACTTTTTACAAATTTTTCACAATTCCTTCCACAACTAATAATAATAAATTGATTATTCATCTTCTTCCTCTCCAATTTCAATTTCCGTTAAAATTATATCATCAAAATTATAAGCTATAACTGGATTTGGAATAACTATATTATCAATAACTTGTTTTTCCTCAATAACTTGTTTTTCCTCAATAACTTGTTTTTCCTCAATAACTTGTTTTTTTCTTAAGATTGGTTCTACTATAATGATGGGTAAATTTGGTAATGGGAAGTCATTGAATGATGGTGGTATATTACTATAGTGATTATTATTATACTCTCTTATATTATATCTATGTTGAAAATGTTCTATTACATTACTATAAGTCCCGTGAACTGATACATCTAAAAGCGAATTTTTATAATTATCTCGTTTTAATACAATACAAAATAAATTATCTTCCCTTATCAGAAAAGATGTTCCTCTCTTGATTATACATCTTACTCTATACAGAAAATCATCATTAACGCGTGATAGTAATGGATGAATTATTACTATTAAAGATGATTTAGATCGGATTATTAAATTGTGTATGATTCTTGGTGTATATTGAATTAGATTCGCTTGATATATCGTATCACCTGGTTCTAATTGATATTTTAATGCTCCAACATCAAATATATTATTAACTATTATTGATAATTTCATTTCAGCTCGAATGCTTAACTGTAACAGATATTTCTGGTTCTAGACCTATGAAATATAGTATATGTTTAATAGATACAAATAATGATAAAATATGATTTATTATATTTTTTATACGTTTTGGTTCAAACAATAATTTTTCAGACAGATCATTAACAATCATACGAACCACAGACCAATAAGTATATTTACCAGCAGATCCAATACCTTTAACAGGCCTACTTGAGAATGATACATCAACATCAATTTTATTCATAAACATATTGATAATTCTATTGTTTATATGGCTAAAAATGATGTCATCATCTGATAAAAGTAATATATGGGTAGCTGATGCTTCCGAATCAGAACCAAACTTATATCTACCACACAAAACTTCTTGTATGAAATTTTTCTTAAACATTAAATTGATGGCAAAAGCGTGTTCAATATTTTCTCTGAGTTCTTTATGTATAATATCTGCTTCTCTTATGATGAGGTTTTCTTTTCTTGACTTACCAACAGTGCTATTAGAGATCTGATTATATGTTAGTTTTTCAATACTATCAATTATAATTTTTGAGAGTCTTGATTTAAGAATATCAGTATTATTAGCAGAACAATAGAAAAGAGCTAATAATTCATTCTTATTAGCATCCATTATCTGAAAATTGTTTTTGGATTTTACAGATATCTTTTTATCACCAATGATAATATCTGTCTTCGGTGCACTTTTTTTATTAGAATACACTGCCCATTCTGGTGTTACACTATACTTTTTTGAGCCAATATGTCGTGCTGGACCATCAACACCAACACTATGCAAATATCCAATAATTTTACTAATATTGTCAGGCACCTCTTCACCATTTATACCCCTGACTATTTCTTTTTCTATTTGTGTAGCTGTTAATGCTTTTACTATTGACATACTATTTCACCGTATCCTTCTCACCTGGTTGAACAAAAATGTTGTGTTTAGCTTGTTTGTCATATTCCCTATATCGTTGTGTTGTAGCATATCCATCAAAAGACCACGATACACGATCCTTTTTAGGATCATATAGTAATCTAAAATCAATCTTATTAGGGAACAGTCGAATCATAGCAGAACCACATTTTTCGCACTTTACATCATTACTATCACTATTAACTATATATTCTTTGGTATTTCCACAATTCTTACACTCGAAGTCATAAATAGGCATATAACCTATTACCCCCTATTACCGTCAATATATAAATATTTATAGTCACTGTTGCCATTAAATCCCATAAGAAAATAGCACATTGTCAAATAAGGCTTCACAATTCCTTCAATCCAAATCTTAAACATATCTATATCTCCTTATTCAGAAATTATTACATTACCATCCCAATCTTTTAATAAATTACTTATTTTATTGTAATCTTCTTTATATAATTGAATAACTTCCACGTTCTTCAATAAATCTTGTAAAATATCATATGATAATAGAAACTCTTTTTCATATGGATTCAAATTATTAAAATTCACCAATATCTTATTATTTTTTCTGAAAAAGCTAATTAAATGAGCATTCTGTGGATTCTCAACATAAAACTTTTTCATCCTATATTTGAGTTGATCATTATAGAACCTTATATTATCCTCTATTACAAATCTATTTGTTTTTGGATAAAGATAAATAACTCGTTCAATCTTCTCTTTTGTTGGATTACTAAAATGTAGTTTAATAATATGAATCCTTGGAATGCTCAAAAATTCTTGGCTTTCTAAATTATCCTCATTTATTACTACGTAGTCCTTTCCCATTTGAGTAATTTTCATTTAATAAATACCCCCTCATCTTTAGTTGTAGTGTAGCTTCAAATTTAGAATAGGAATTTGAAACAACAAAATCATACATATTTGGAATTTGTTCAAATTGTGCGAGTTCTCCGATATCTTTTCTAATAGAGTATTTATTATTTAATATCAAAAAATATAGTAATCTTGGAGAAAATTTACTTTCATTTAATATTCTGATTGTTTCCTTTATTCCTGTTTTATCATTATCCATAGCAATAATAACGCCTTTATCGGTATAACGATAGAGTTCCTGGATGAAACTATCACGGACAACTGCACCTAAAGCACTTGTTCCCTGTGTTCCAATATGGATGGCATCAATAAGTCCCTCTGTTACAATGATATATTTTGATCTATCAAAGTTTTCCTTATTGTATACGATGCTTCCCTTTGGAACACCTGGATTTTTGTATTTCTGGTCTGTATTTTTGTTAAGAGATCTTGCTTGAAAGTATATGATAGTTTTGTTCTCAATAATTGGAAAGATGATGCGCCCAGCGTAATCGCCCTTATAGGCAATATAAACAGGAACATCTAAGGGCAACTTCCTTTCATTTATAAATTTTATTAGATGTTGTTGATATTGTTTTTCTAATATGCCATCTGCTTGCGAATTTTTTGATACACAGTCATCGAGTATATAATTGTAATTATCATATTTTACTTCATCTTTTTTACCATTTTTCTTTGGTGTCTTTGAAAGCGATTGTTTCAAGCTCTCAATATCGAATGAAAATAATCTCTTTTTAGCTTCTGCTTCTGTAATGCCCTCCATAAATGAATAGAGTTCTATGAAATTTCCAGAGTCACCACAATTAAAGCAGTGGTATATTGGACTGCCATTGTTCCAGTCAAGATTAAATCGTCTTTTTGTCTTTGACTTTTTAGAATCTCCGCATATAGGGCATCTCGCTAAAAAATGAGTGCCATTCTTAGATACTGTTACATTTTGCAGATTTTCATTGATGTATGAATACACAAATTCAAGACTTATCATCTAATGAACCTCTTAGCATCCTCCTCTATTTTACCGCGAATGTCAGGCGGAAATAAATTAAACATTTTCTTGATATCATTAGGTGCTGTGACCCCAAACATCTGAACCATCACGGTAGCTATCTGAAATGGAGACCAAGACTTATCGAGTTCAGACACCTTATGATAAAACTTACGCATTGCCCTCTTTAGAGTATTAGATACATTTTGCCTCGTAACTCCAAGATGACGTGCAATTTCTTCACCACTCATAGGTCCCATGATCTTAACCTCCTTAACAATTTTTTATTAGATAACATATTTTTGCAAAAAAATCAAGAAAAATTTTAACCACACTTAGTTTCTTGACAGGAAGTGCAGACACTACAACCTTCTATAAGCACAACACTATAATTACCGCATCTTGGACACAATTCTCTCTCATTTGTTACGTATTCTGATAATTGCTGCTCTTCTGCATTATCATCTTTATCAATATAATAGCGTTTTAGTAGTTTTGCTAATCCATCTGGAATTGATAAAATCTGTGTTGGTTTCTTATCATTGTCATCGAGCCTATACCATACAGGTCTATCAGAATTGATCCCCTCAAATGTTTTAACAAAAGCTTTAAGTGGGACACCATGTTGAAGTCCTATAGACATACTTCTTCCAAGAGCTTCAAGTAATGTATGTAGAATCTGCCCAGACTTGCCCATATTCATAACTATCTGCATTACCATGCCGTTATGAGTAGCTACTTCTACAAGAATATCACCATTACCAGTGCTCAATTGATAACTGGTAGCTGGCATCTTCTTAGGGCGTTTTATTGGTTTAGCAGGCGTAGGTATATCAATCTGTTGTCTTTCAAGTGTTGTAAATGTAATAGGTTGATATTTTTTTGATCCATCCCTATATATCGTAATACCCTTTAATCCAAGTTTGTATGCTAATTTGAATATATCTGAGATTTCATCTAATGTTGTCTCTTTAGGTAGATTAACAGTAGATGAGATACCTGATGAACAATGTTTCTGTAAAGCAGCCTGCATTTCAATTCTGTCACGAGCTTTAATATCATGAGCTACAACAAATACCTCACGAATGTTTTTGGGCACACCACGAATACCCTTTAATGATCCATTATTTTTAATGATTCTATCGATCATATCATCAGTAAACCACGGCTCATTTTCATATTTCTTGAACACGGGATTTATGATTTTCATTACAGTTCCATTGATAAGATGCTTAGTGAATATCAGTCCAAAACAAGGTTCCATACCGTAGGATGCATCAGCTGAAATAGCTGTTGTCCCAGTTGGTGCAATAGTGGTATGTTGACAGTTTCTTACACCATACTTCATTACCTTGGCCATAACCTCTTCATTGTTGTTTGTGAGCTCACGATATATTGGAATTGCATCTTCTTTGAAAAATTCCCAATCTTCAAATGGGCCACACTCTTTAGCTATTTCACTGGACTCATCAATACAAGCGGTAGTAAGAGTGCACATCATTTTCGATGCAAATTTTCTACCTTCTGGACTATCATAAGGCAATCCAAGCATGAATAAAGTGTCGGACAGTCCCATAATTCCAATTCCAACAGGACGATATTTCAATACATTTATTTTGAATCTATCATCTGGAAAATCCATAACATCAATAAGATTATCCATCAGTCTCATAACTCTTTTTGCCACTTTATAGAATCGATCAAAATCAAACTCACCGTTAACTACAAATTTAGCAAGATTTATAGATGAAAGGTTGCATGCAAGATATGGTAGAAGAGGCTGTTCACCACATGGATTTGTAACCTCTATCAACATTCTTTTTCTCAATACATTATATCTGTTAATTGTATCAATAAATAAGACTCCCGGATCGGCAGTCTTATGACTCATCTTTACAATTTCATCCCAAATTACTTGTGGATCCATATTTCCACGTTCCGATCCATCATAAGGCGTATGAAGCGTAAAGGGATGGCCATCTTCAAGAGCCTGCATAAATTTATCAGTAATGGATACTGATATATTCATATTACTCAAAGAGCCGTCAACTTCCTTACATCTTATAAATTCAAGTATATTAGGATGCCAGACAGGCATTGAGCAAAGAATAGCAGCTCTTCTAGTTCTACCACCTGATTTAGTAGTGGCACCAACAGTATCAAATAGCTTCATAAAACTAATGGCACCACTTGATCTACCTATGGGTATTTTATTAGGATCCCCCTCAAATATGGGAGCATCAGCTTCTCGCAAATTACCGACTGGAATGCCAACACCGGCCCCGTGTTGAAATATCTTTCGTATAACATTTACAGTGTCATAAATTGAATCCATGGAATCTTCAAGAGACACTGTATAACAGGCACTATACACCTTATTCTTTGTGCCAGCATTAAAGAAAACAGGTGTATTAGGACGCCATGTATTACTTGCTAATAATTCAAATGCTTCATCTTCAATTTCTTTGTTGCCTTTAGAAAATTCCTTGGCAACACGTCTGAATGTTTCTGTTACATTCTCACCGTTAATGCTATATAATGTCTGAAAAATAGACAGAGCATTATCACTAAGATCCATAGAATTTCCTCCATCAATTAAGATGATTCTCTACTGGAAATACTCTTTCTGAAATACCAGAATGCCATTTCTCAATAATCCAATTTTTATTATTTTCAATATGATGCCACAAACTAAGAGCTTGATGGAAATTATCTAAAATAATACAATGTTCCTTGTTTCCATAACCAAAAGGAACCCAGTTTTCTTTCTCAAATTTTACACGCTCCTTATCATTCACCAGTACATACTTAGTCATCTATAGATCCTCCTTTTAGTATAGCTTCATAAGTTTTTCTTCAACAGCATTGTAATTTTCCAAAAAATACCTGAAATTGTTATTGTGGAAAAATTTATAGATGTTATCGGGGTTGGCCAACTTGTATTGATTATAGGCCTTCATAACTCTATTTTTAATGGTATTAGGAATTTTAGAAAAATCTATTAAAACCCTATTAAACTTATATCTCTCTTCAAGATTCTCTTTCTTCAACCATTGCTCCAAACCCGATTCTATAACTTTTTTAGCAGATATTTCACCAAAGCCTGGCTTTCGTTTACCAAAAGGGTGATTCAATGGCGTTTTTATATTGAAAATATCATCCTTTGCCTGACCGGTAAGACTCTTGATCTGTAGGAATTTTTCTACATCATCGCATTTGATATAATCACCCTTTACTGGATTGTAAATACGGACCTTATCAGACAACTGAACATAGTCTTCATCTGTAGATACTATAACCGCTTCCGATCCATTTGTAGCGAGAATAGATGCAATATCATCACCTTCCGCTCCATGAACTTTTATGACCTTGAATGGTAGATATTCTGCTATTTCTTTAGTAAACTTTTCAAATTCATTATAGAACAAACGCCAATTTGTCTTAGATTTTTCTCGTTTTAACTTTCTTGATTCTTTATACCGAGGCCAATACAATTTTCTCCAATTATCTTTGCTGTCAACAGCCAATATGACTTCAGTTACATTATCATGTTTGCAAATCATACTGTAGATACTTTCAATGACATTGAATTTCCATAACTGAACATTGGGTTTATCAGTTTCAGATTCAATGATGGGAATACACCAATGCCTTACCGCTAAATTATTAAAATCCACTATTATTCGCACAGTTACATTCTCCTCTACATATTATATTTAATTGATTTCCATTTATTATAATTTGATTCGGCAAGATAAATTAGATAGCCAGAGAGGAAGCAGAATATATTTTTAGCATAATAGTTATCAATCAGATATTCCAATTCGTAATCTGGCATTTCATCATAATGATCCATTATTACAACGGTTTTTATCATATATGATAATCCAAAATGGTGATCAACTCATCATCGGGTAAACTCTCTATAATTTCGTTAAAATAACGATCCCATGCTTCAGAACTATAAAAATCTTCCATCTCACTCCATTTACCATTATACAATATAGCGTAAGTAGCTATCGATGACCTTCGCTTAATATACGATTCCTTTGTATCTGTATCACTAAAATCATATGCGAACTTAATCGCTCCATCTACTTCTTCGCTACCGGATGTAAGCCATTCCCAATCTTTTTCAGCTGACTTATACGAGTCTATCTTCATTCCTTCCCAATCAATATCACCATTTTTAGCCTGATCACAATATCCATCAGGAACGTTACAATTTGAGCTGTATGGGGGACTAAGAAAACCAACTTTCCCAGGTTTCAACTTCAAATATCCACGCCACCTACCACCAATAGCATACCAATCCCATTTTGCGTTTGGATTGTAATAATACCCATACATACCATCTTGAAACACAAATCCCATATACTTTTCCGCCCATTCAAGGGCATTATTGTAGGTATTATTATTACTATTTTTTTTCCATTTTTCGAATCGTATCTGGATTTTTTCTTCAGGAATTACTGGATAAAATTTAAACTTAATACTCTCTGAAGAATCTCCTTGATGGTAAACCTCACAGTAATCCATTAAGTTGGATTCCCAACCATCACCTATACATAAAAGAGAAAAGTGCGACATAAAAACACCTCAACATTTTTTCTTCGATTATATCATCATCTTAATGAAATGTCAACCTATTTTATCTTTCTAATGTAAGCCTTTCCATCTTCGTCCTTATATCTTACATAGAATGGATTATTATACTTTGTTGCTCGTGCATATTTGGCTACATTGGTATCGGATTTGAACCTCTGTCTCTTCCTATCTTCCTTCATATTATTGAAGAAGTCATCGCGGTCAACATCAAAGACATATAGATTATTCATAATCCCATTTGCTGAGATACCATCAACATCGGTTGGAATCTGACCGTCAGATACCTTTGTCGTTGCCACCATTGCATCTTGTTCTGGTGAAAAACCACCTGTCATTTCTCCCATTGTTCTTCCACTCTCCTAATTATTTTTTACCAGTTATTATTGACAATCCAGCGTCCAATACTTTTCTCAATAAAGATCGTTCTTTAGGTGTATCTACTTTCAATACTGGTTTCTCAATATAAATGGCTGCAGTGTTTACCCTACCTTTGGGCCTGAAAACATCTTTTATCAAACGATATTCAACTCGATGCTGGGGTTTCATATGCATATAATATGTCAATAATACAGATCTAAGACCCCTATTATTCAGTATAATGCAAAGATCGTTGAAATCTTCATTACCTGGTATAACATCATTCATATTGCTAAGTTTATCTAATAAAAAACAGGCAACATAATCAGCGAATTTATCAGCATCAACATCAAGTCTTGGCATTTATTTTCCTCATATCATCAGGTTTTATTGTGTAAAAAAATTCATCAAAATTGTAAAAATAAAGATCTGGAAGATATTTTTCACCATTATCACCATGAAATCTCATTGAAACATACTTTAGATTATATTCCTTGTCAGGAAAGAAGTCTTCCAACTTTCTATCAATACCTACAACAGTTAATGAATTTTTCTTATTGAATATCAACATAGGATATTTATTAGCCCGTTTAGCATCTTTGCAACATTGTTGCCAAAAATTTTCAATATCCGATGGCTTTCCCTTTTTCAATATCTTAAAGGTTTCTGCATCTTTATATCCAGTTTTTACCTCTATGGAAAATAAATCAGTAAACCATCTGGCATCTGGTGTTATAGCTGTTATGTCACCTGTCATATGAATATTTTCTTTTACAACTGATGAGGTAGCACCACTATTACTTGTTCGCCAAAACTGATATGGCTTTTCACTTCCTGAAAGCCATTTTGACAAAAACTTACATATTTTCCTTTCTGCTTCCGATCCTTTAGCTTTACTATTCATATATCCTTATTGATAACACTACCTTGATATTGGGATAATTTATCAACCTTTTCTAATACCTCACTCCAGTTGCTTCCATTAAAATGTATTGCTCTATCATCTATATACGCTACACAGGGTAATTTCCTACCTGTTATATAATCATAAGGTAGATCATATTTTTCAAGCCAGGCTTTAATCATATCATTCAAATCTTTAGTATTTCTATTCCAAAATCGCGCTGTAAAAACAATTATTTGATAACCTTTATTTTTAAGACTCTCCAAAAAACTCTTCGACCCTTCTACTGGTTCATCATATAACTCACCATTATTCCATCCTTTAGAATATGGATGGAGAACGCCATCAAGATCCACCATAACTGACTTGTCTGGGTCTAATACAAACATCATCATTCCTCCTTTGGATAGTTTTTATGTTTTTTAACATCCTTTTTTATTTCCTTTTTAGTCTTATTTTTTCCTCTCCAATATGTTGATCCATAATAAGCATCCAACACCCTGGCACAATAGCTTTCTGGATCATCTATATTGTCTTTCATGTGTTTTACACAGAGATCAAAGAAACCCTTCTCACCAGGCATTATACCATGATTCTTACCAAATGTTTTACCCCATTTACGAAGCTGTTCTGCTTCTTCTTCATTTATATATTTTTCAAATCTTGTCATCGTCTTACATCCCCCTTTTATTTATATAGGGATAATCTTCAATAAAGATATTACCATAATTTTGTTAAATTGTCAAACATCTTTTTTGCTATCAAAATTGAAGTGCCATCAGTCCAAACTTCATTATCAACAGGAAGCTTATGACCAGCTTTCTTGAGCATAAATCCATTTTCATCTGGATCCAGTAATTCAGCGAAAAAGTCTAATGTTTTACCGCCTTTACTATAATGCTTACATAATTTTGAAAGTGTTTCGTATTCACAAGTTCCATCTTCTATTTCTTTATTAGAAAGTAAAGACTTCTTTATGGTATTGTATATAAAATCAGACTCACCATCATATTTTTTCTTCTCATTAGGATCAAGATCTGCATAAGAATGATGTAAATTACTAATCATATTATCATAATATGTAAAAAGACTCCATATATCGTTAATATCATCTATAAAACGTATATCGGTAAGAGATAATAAGTGATTTATTACGTGATTAAATGCTACAAGAGTATCAAATTCATAAAAGCTCATCCAAATATCACTATACGGGCACACTCCTATCTTTGATCCAACTTTAGGTATAACTACATATAAACTACACTCTTTATCACTATATCTATGAGCTATATCTATAGATGTAGTGCATATAATACTTTTTGACCTTTTAGGATATTCTCTCCATTGGGGTAGATTATCCATTAAGAGAGTGTAATAGTTAAAAGTATTTCTTGATTTACGCATAAATTTAGATGGCGAAATAATTAAAAAATCACCTTTATAGGATGGTAAGCCACGATACATAGGCGTTCCTTTAAGTGATGGTTTATACTCATTACTATTTAACATTGCCAATGCTTCTTCTTTAGTTATTACTTGGCTTCTCCCTTCTTCTAATATAAGATAGTTTTTTAATCGCATTTCTCTTTTCCTATCATTCTTCTAAATTATCAAATACCTCTGATTCTATCAAAATTGAAGTACCATCAGTCCAAACTTCTCGATTATAAGGAAGCTTATGATTACCAGCTATTTCAAGTTCAAATCCATTTTCATCTGGATCCAGTAATTCAGCGAAAAAGTCTAATGTTTTACCACCTTTACTATAATGCTTACATAATTTTGAAAGTGTTTCGTATTCACAACTGCTTTTATATATTTCACGACTAAAAAGTAAATAATCTTCCATATAATTCAGAATAAAATCAGATATATTAGTATTATTAAGTTCTTCGGGCTCTAATTCTTCATACATCCCATGTAACTCATTAACAACATCATCATAATGCATGAAAAGATCACGCAAATCATAAATGTCGTCAATATATGTAATATACTTATCTGCCAATTTTAATAAGTGATTTATTATGTTATTAAACGAGATAAGACTATCAAATGCAGCAAAACTATTCCAAATATCAGCATCAGAACATACGCCTATCTTTGACCCTACTTTGGGTATGACTACATATAAACTATTTTCTTCACCACTATACTCTTGTGCAATTTCATAAGATGTAGAACAAATAATACTTTTCGATCTTTTAGGATATTCTCTCCACTGGGGAAGATTATCCATTAAGAGAGTATAATAATTATCTGTATTGCGTGATACACGTTCAAAATTGGCTGGCGAAACAATTAGAAAATCTCCCTTATATGATGGCAAGCCACGATACATAGGCGTTCCTTTAAGTGAGAATTTGTAACTACTACTACTCAACATTTTCAATGCCTTTTCTTTATTTATTGATTGACTTCGTCCATCTTCTAATAGATAGTTTTTTAGTCTCATTTTTATTACCTCATCAACTTATTGAACATTTCTCTTGACATAAGAATTGAGACTCCATCAGTCCAAACTTCACGGCAGTCATCAACATTAAAATTTCCAGCAGTAGCAATCTCAAATCCATTGATATTTGGGTCGAGTATCTTTTCAAGAGCTTCAAGTGTTGTTAGTTTAAGATTCTGTACATATGCACTAAAAGTCTCGATGAAATCTAATGACATTATATATCTACTGATTTTTATAGAAAGAAATGAAACAAGATTGTCTTGCTCAGCAAATATATCATCTAATACCTTGAAATTTCTCAATAATTGTGTATGGGTTTTTGGTAATTGATTCATGCGTTTGTCTAATTCAAACAATCTACCTAGCATATTATTAAATTTATTTAAGTCCCTAATATTGACGAAACTATCCCATATATCACTTTTGGGACAAATACCAATTTTTGACCCTATCTCTGGAATGACTAAAAAAACCTTACCATAGAATCCTGAATCATGATAGTCTGTTGAACAAATAATAGATTTACTTCTTTTTGGATATTTTGACCATCTCGGAGAATTGTCAATTAGTAAAGTATAGTAATTAGCGGTATTTTTAGATTTCCTATTAAAATTTTTAGGATCAATGATATAAATTTTATCATAGGAAAGAGCATTATTTCCCCTATAAATTTTTGTATCATTCACTTCATAATTTTTTTCGAGAAAATCTATTGCTTGTTTCTCATCAATAACATTACTTCTCGATTCTATAAGATATTGATAAAATTTCATATGTCATAATACACAAATCTTTTATATAGGGCTAATGGAATTAACATTGATTCTCCATCAGTCCAAACTTCGTAATCTCCATGTATTCTAAATGACCCAGCTTTAGACAATCCAAAACCATTTTTTTCAGGATCTAATGTATCTTCAATAAAATCAATAGTTTTCATATTTTCATCAAGGATTGCATCGATTAAACTAGATACAAAATTGGAGTTTATAGTTTTATCTATCTTTATAAATTTATCTAATTCACTCCAATTATTACTAATGCTTTTAATGTAATTATCAAAAATTTCAAAATTCTTTAACAACTCATGGATTGTATTGGGATTTTTAATACAATTTGGTGTATTATTAAAGATATCATTTAATACATATCCAAAATTCGCAAGATCAATTTTTGAAAATGATGCCCAAATGTCATTATCAGGACATATTCCTATACTTGATCCTTTCTTTGGAATAACTACAAATACTTTACCATAGAGATCTGCAGTTTCACGAGATGTAGAACAAATAATAGATTTGCTTCTTTTTGGATATTTTGACCATCTCGGAGAATTGTCAATTAGTAAAGTATAGTAATTAGCGGTATTTCTAGATACTCTCGTATGTTCTTTTGGTTTAACAAAATAAACAGCTCTATCAGAGACATCTTCAATCCCACGATATATCAATGTATCTTTTTCAACATAATTTTTGTGAAAGAACATACGCATTTCATCCATATCAATTATTTCTTTGCTTCTTCTACGTGATAATTTATCAATCTGTTTAAGCAAATACTGATTTAGTCTCATTTTACCATATCTCCATATAATTCTTCAAATATATTAGGTGAAACAACCAATGATCTACTATCTGTCCAAATCTCCACAACTCTCGTAATTCTTAAATTATCATAAGTTTTCAGGGAAAATCCATTATCTTTTGGATTTAATACATTATTTAATACATCAATGGCTTTCTTTCCCTTAACTAAAGTTTCATCTATAAACTTTTTAGCAAACTCATATAAGAATGGTATTTTCAACGTTTCTAACTTATATTCTGATATTTGTTTAACATTTTCATCAAAAGTATTAAGATTATATATAATTTCCTTATAATTTTCCGGTTTTTCAAACATTTCTTCATGTAAGTTGAAGAGTAAGTTTAGAAAAGTGTTTAGATGTTTGATAGAACCACCCAATTTTGGAAAGCTGAGCCAAAAATCACTATCTCTACATATGCCAAGTTTAGCATGTTTTTCTGGAATCACAAAATATGGTGAACCAAAGATACATGCTGTATTAAAACATGTTGTGCATATTACTGATTTACTTCTCTTTGGATATTCTTTCCAAGAAGGCAAATTATCGATAAGTAATGTATAATAGTTATTTACGAGATCTTTTGAAACACGAGTGTGTTTTGATGGGTCTACAATATAGATGCCATGTGTGTCTGTTTCCCGATATATTCCTCTATATAGAATAGTGCTCTCATCCACAAAATTTTGTATAAAGAATTTTAATGCTTCATCATAAGATATTTCTACGCTTCTGCTTTCAGATAGGTATTGTGATAAACGCATAAACATTCCCCTGTATATTATTATTTATTTATATATAATATACAGGGGAATAATTTTATTTCTTTTTAGATTCTAAGTAGAGTCGATATAATGTTGTAATATTTGCCAGAATCAGTAATCCCACCATAAAGTAAGGTTGAGTTTTGAATAAACCATCCAGCCATAAGCCAATCAGAGCCATACTAACTGTAAGAGTAACTATTACAATTCCCCAGGCACTTATAGTTAGAACTTTACTGTATTTTTGATAGAAACTCTTCTTTTCGTCTCGGTCTATTTTATACGATACTATTAACATATCATCATCCAATGAGATTTTTGATAGTCATAACAACTGGTTCTGTAAAGAGACTAATTAACAGAGCATAAAGAGCAAAGGAACAAATAGCTTCTCCATGAGACATTTTATCGAATTTGAATTTTAACCCACTAATAATGATTCCAGCTACGATCAAAGAACCGAAATGAAAATATGGAAATGTTTGGAGATTGTTAGCGAGAGATACTTCAGCACCTGCAAATCCAGCGGTTATTAAGGTTACTCCAATTACTGTTGTTAGGATTGTCTTAATTTTCTTCATGGTATCACACCTCCGATTTTATTTGCCTTATTATATATTCAAAAAGCGTACCAACGTAAAAGCGTTGAAAAATCGGGGATTTTAACAGAGATGGATTAAAAAATTTTAATGTTTCGTTCAATGAGCTGAAAAAAATGAAAATAGATAGGCCCAGAGCTCTAGACTCTGGGCCTATATTGTTACTTCATACTATCAATTTCCTTGAGGAGTTCATCCAAATCATCTTCATTAGAATCCTCTTCGGGTTGATTGTTCCCATTACTATCTGCTACTTCCCAAGGCACATCATCTTCAGATTCCTGCTTTGCCTCAACAGCTACCTTCCTGGGAGTCTTGGATTTATACTTGTTCCATTCTTCTTCAACAAGCTCCCACAGCATTTCAGTCTTGAGAATCTTCATCATATCTTCATCGGAAATACGCATCCTATTGATATGTTCATCAAGATCATAAGTTGACTTCATGATTTTATTGATTTCTTCATCAGTCTTTCCAAGCGGATAGGACTTACGTGCAAAAGTGCTATCAGCATAGTCCGGCCATACCTTACCATAAGCATCCTTCTTAGTTGACTTAGCCTTCAAAATAAAGTTAAAACCATCGGGACCCGGATCAAAGATAGCAGCTCCAAGACCATTCTGCCTATCAGTAATTTCAGCCTTGATCTTTGAATCAATCTTGTCGGGAAACTCATAAATCCTAACCTTACCCTCAAGCTTATCCTCATCCCTCCTTTCAGCATCACGAGGATCTTTCACAATATACCAATTAACTACATTCCTAACCTTACGCTTGTAGTTATAGGCAGCCTTTTTGTCGTTATCATTACCCATATATAGCTTCTGAGTAGCCGTGCAGAATGGGCAGAAATTACTCATATCATAAGTTTTCTCACACAGGAAATTGTAAAATTTATCACCTACCTTAAAACCATGATAAAAATACTTCTTAGTAAAATTACCCTTGGGATCAGGAAGGAACCTACCCTCATACACCTTGGGTTTATCTACTGTTCCGACTTCAGGAGTAGGCCACACCCTATCAATTCGCCGTGTAGTAGTGCGCTCCTCTTCCTTCTCCTTCTCTTCGACGTAATTCTTAAAAAGATCTTTGTTAATCCATTTAGACATTGTTATTTTCCTCCTTACTTTCAATTAGTTTTATTTTTTCTTTTTTCATCCATTCTAATATCGGTATTTTCAATTTTTTCTCTTCATATACAATTCTTATTCCCGGTATAATATACTGTTCAAGTTCTGGATAATCTTTTACATTTATCTTTGCGGTTTTGTCGATAGAAGGAAAGTAGATTAGAGCTTCATCATCTTCCAGCTGAACAATATCACCTATCAATCTTAACATCTTCATTCAAATTTTCCAATTTGTATTTCTCTTTAATTACCTGTGGATACTCATTTGACTTCAAAAATTCCTTAGCACTCACCCCCTCACTTGTTGTTTCATCATCCTTCCATAGTTTTTTACCACTATGTTTTATGGTCTCATCAATTTTTTCCATAATATCTTCCATTTCTGATAATATGTTACGATAATTATTTACAATAATAGATAACAACCCTCTTTCATTATCTTCAAGTATGAGATATTTCTTGTTTATCATATAGGCAATAATATACTTACCTATCTTATTCTTCAGAAAATCAGTAACCGGTTGTCTTATTTTACCATCCCATATATTTGAATATTCCTTCAATGATATATCACCATAAGTATTCTTGATGAATTTCAAACTTCGTAGTATATCAGCTTTACATCCTATAGTTGTTCTCTTTTTAAGTTTATCTCGTTCGACGTAGGCCCTAATAATAAGAGGATTTAAGAATTGATGATAACTAAACTTTTTCCACAATGAAAATCCAATGGAAAAATAGTCTTCTGGATTTATATTTTGCCACTTCGTGTTGAAAAATTTAGTTATAGTTTCAAGATTTTCTCGAATATTACTCTTAGATCGAGCCAACCATTGATTAAAGTCTTTAGGTAAACGATAAGGCCTATTGTAGGCTCGGGCCTGTGCTCTCCTAAACATTATATATACATCTTCAACTGTCAACATCAAGGCACCTATTAAAAAATCTCAAATATGTTTCTATATACTTCTGTAAATTCTCATTTTTTTCCCAGTATAACACTTCATCAACAACTTGTAAATCATGCTCAAATATCTTTCTTCGCAAATCAATATCTTTAGCTGCCTGATAGATCATTTCAACCATCTCTTCATCTGTATTTGCGAGCATCATAGCTCCCTTGTAAGGTTCCACGTTGCTATAGATCCCAGCAGCACCAACAGCAACGGCTTCAAGCATCTTGAGATTGGATTTTGCCCTATTAAAATCATTATTCTGTAGAGGAGCTATCATTATATCAGGTTGTAATGATTTAATAAAAGATGGATATTCAAAAATGTTACGCCATCCATAGTATTTTATACCATTATTCTTCAAATGAGATAGCTCATCAGGATATCCACCACAAATAATCCAATCATACTGATCTACCGTTAATTTGATAAAATGAATTAGTCCAGGTCCAAAATCACCACCTCGTATTCCTTTATCTATGAGATTCTTGTTAGCAAAATGATTCTCTGATCCAGCCCATACAATCCTAACCTTACCTTTTTTCTCAATAGTATGTTGAGGAACAATATCACCCCAAACAAATTTTGGTAGATGATTTGGTATAACAGCTACCTTTACGTTGAATTTACTATACTGTTCTTTCAAAAATTCCGTTGAAACTATAATACCATCAACTTCACTCATGATAGATTCTATTGTTTTTCTATATTTGGCATAGAATGAACTTGCATAATTCCATTCTGGAATATCAAACAATAGATCATCTATCTCATATATTACTGGTGTTTTTGTGTTATTTCTAATCACTTTCTTGAAATGTCGCACCATTTCAAGGTGTGGATCTGTAGCAGCACGCTGAAACTGAACGAAAGTAAAATTCTTATAGAACATTGGATCATTTATGTAATGAATACCATAACTTGCCTGAAATTGATAGCCCGGAATTCTAAGATGATTTAATAATAGTGTTGGATAAATAATTCTTATCGTTCCAACTCCCTGTAGATCACCACAATAAGACATCATGGCAACCTTCCCTGGTTTCTTTATAGGCTGCAACATTTTATATAATCCCCAATTCTTTTAAGGTATTGTAAATTCCAAGATTTTTTATTTGAATCTGAAAGAACTCATTGATGGTGGGCGTAACAACCCTATATTTGAATGTCATATTAGCTTCATGTGGTAATCTGTTTCCCTTAATTTTATTACATTTCATGCATGATAAAACTACATTGGAGAAATCAGTCTTCCCACCTCTTGACTTGGGTATAATATGATCTATTGTCATATCACCGCCTCTTTTTCCACAATAGGCACACGTATTATTATATAAAATTGATAAGTTTCGTTTTGAGAAAGGCACTCTCTTTCCATATAACAACCTTACAAGTTTTATCAATCTAAGAACAAGAGGAACAACAAATCTCTTTTTTACTGTATTGATAATCTTATCGGTTGCCTTTACTACTTCAACTTTGCCTTTTGATATTAGTTTTAATGCCTTCTTTAGGCTGATTAAACCAAGAGGAGAATAATCAGCATTTAGTAGGATGGCCATATATTAAAGCAATTTTTCTGGGATATTTGTAAAATCACCTTTTACAGCATTCTTGATAATTTCATTCTTTTCCAATATCATTTTAAGAAATATTTCATATTCTTTTATGATTTCTTCCTTAGTAGCAATTTTGTTATTGCCATACTCTATTTGTTTTATATTGTCAATACAAAATTTACATAACTTATCACCATTTGGCATCTCGTCAAAAAATTGTGGTGGTAGAATACTATAACATTTACTACACTTTGGCATTGTTTTCCTCCATTACTTTACTAATATCATTAGCATTGATCCCCATGCTAACAATCTTTTTAACTTGGTTCAATATGAAATTATACTCTGGGGTATCTTGTTTATTTTCTTTTTCTAAAGTATCAAGCCTCTTCAATTTTGTAAATAGGTCAAATTTTAACATCAATCTATTAAGTTTCAACATATATTCCTTTTTCTTAAATTCTGGATCACTGCCAATACACAAAGCCCATATATAATGAGCTACTATTTTCTTAATAAGGTTCCACTTTTTGTGATAATCACCGCTACCAATATATCTAAATTCAATATACTGCTTATTAGGTGAAGCATTTAAATGTTCTATGTTAATTGCTTCAAAGTGTGTATTTGGAATTGCTTTTCTTAGTTTTGTCACGTCTATATTATCTCTTATGAACTCTTCAATATCTTCTTTGGTTAGTCCAACCTTAATAGATTTGTGTGCTGACCGTGCATAATCATTATCACGACGCTTCTTAAAGAATTTATAGATATATTCCTCATCTAAGAATAATGCCATCTTGACAACATCTAATGTTTTTGATAAGTTTGGAACGTTCTTTAGACTAATTGAGATATGAAATCCACAGCTATCTGTTGTGACACCATATTTTTCAATAAAATTAAACATTTTAGGGCAGATATCAAGAAACTGATCAATGGTAAGTATTGGACTTACAACTTCAATACCTGATGGTCCTATTGTTGCATCTGGTTTTATTACCCATTTTGATGTTGATTTTGTTTCATTATCACTACTAATGATATAATCATTAAATGGTAGTTTTTCCAAGGGTAAAAATTCCTTAACAACTATGTTAAAGAATTTCTTTATATCAAGTTTTGGTATATCATCAAACAATTCATATGGTTCAGGAATATCATCTCCAGGCTCATATCCAATCTCTTCAGCCCATTTTGGAATATCTGGTGGATCAATCCCTTCCTCTTCACCAGCATTTTCATATTCTTCAGTAGATGATTCCCATGCATCAAGTCTTTGCATGTAATTGTCCCATTCCACCCAAATCTGTGCAGCCTTCCCATATTTCTTGTCAAATTCAGGCAAAACAAACTCAAATTCACAACCAATGCGAACATTTTGGTTTTTCAAAGCACTATCTATATCACGTTTCAGAACTTTCTCAGTTAAAAATTCAACCATATTTCTCTCGATCTCCTTATTTTCCGTTTTTATCATAATTTTTCTTTGTTTCTCCGGTTTAATTTTTATCATATTTACATCTTCTAACCATTTTATAGCTATTTTTGCTGCTATCTGATATTCATAAAATCCAACATTTTCAGGCATTTTATCAATGTTTTTCAAATTACTGACATCTTTACCGTAATCTATGAGAAGATTACGATATATATTTTTAGCTATTGTAAATACACGTTCCATTATTCTATGCATTTTCAACATATATTCTTTACGCTTATATTCAGGATCACAAGCAACAACTAAATTATGAATATAATGTGCTACAATTCTGCGGATATCATTCCATTTTTTATGATAGTCATAGCCACCAATATATCTAAATTCAATATAATGTTCATTCTTTATATGTTCATGATTTATAGCATTAGTATGACTGACATGATATATATTTTCAAGTTTTCTTTTATCGATCAAATCTTCTAACATCATATCCATACGATCAACAAACATCATATCTTTCATAGACCGAGCATATGTATTATTTCTTCTAACATCAAAAGCTTTATAGATATATTCTTCATCAGTAAATAAGACAAGTTTAACAATGTCTAATGTATTGTGTAAATTTTGAACATTGCTCAAACTTATATTCACGTGAAAACCGCATTCATTATTTGTTATACCGTATTTGTCTATGGCATCAAACATCTTGGGAACAACATTCATAAACACGTCAATATTCATAGGAGTTGTAGCAATTTCTATAGGAACCCCAATTCCACTATTTAATGTAGGTTCTTCCTTATATTCCCAATGAGTAGGTATGTTATATTTTTTAACAAGGATATTTTTGAAAAATTTCTTACGGAAGTGATCTTCATCATCAATTTCAGTGTATTCTGGCACTTTGATATAAAACTCAAATTCAACACCTATTCTAACATTTGGATTTTTCAATGCTTCATCAATCTCTTTTTTACTAACCTTTTCTAATAAATATCTCATAGAGCAAAATCCTTTAATATTTTTATTATTATTTATAAATAAAAATGGGAGATGACTATGGAAGAAAATTTCTATCAAGCATTGGAAAATATATTAAAATATGAAGGCGGTTATACTAATCATCCATTAGATTCGGGTGGGCCTACTAATCTTGGAATAACTCTCTCTACACTACAGAGATACTACAATGAATATGGATATGGTGATTTTGATGGTGATGGTGAAGTTACTGTTAATGATATAAAATTACTTAATACATATGATAAAGTATCTCCAATATATAAGGCTTACTATTGGGATAGATTGAAACTTGATGAATTTCCATCTGGTGTTGATTTTTTAATGTTTGATTTTGCTGTTAATAGCGGGCCTAAGAATGCTGTCAGGATATTACAAAGAGCCATCAATAGATTCACTAGAAATAAAATAGATGTAGATGGGTTACTCGGACCCAACACAATGTCATATGTCAATAAAATTAATCCAGAGCTACTAATTGATGGTATGCTAAAAGAAAGAGAGATATTCTACAATAAGATTATATCAAGCAATCCAAGTCAAGAGATATTCAGACGTGGATGGTTTAACAGATTGAGATTAGTAGCAAATGATGTTAAGGAGTTTTTAGCATGAATTTATTTATGGGTTTACTTAGTCGTGACAATAACACCCCATCTATAATGAGATTTGCTTTTGTATTCTCTATATTAATTTCAAATCTAACATTATGGGGTGCTTGGATAGTTATGTCAATATATCAGGGAAACCTTGTAAACATACCAAGTGGTGTTGTTGAAGCATATAGTTTTGCAAATGGTGCTGCATTTTTAGGTAAGAGCATGCAGAGTTTTGCAGAAAGACATAGATATAATGATACAAATATACCAATGGCTAAATCAAATATGGGGGTCTTGTAAATGAAGTCAATAATTATAGTGTTATTAGTATTTTTATTAAGCGGTGTTTCTTATGCTACTGGTCCAATGGTATGTTTTCAACAAAAAGATGCTGCTAAGATTGTTGTTGATTTGAGTAACTGTAAAATAATTGAAAAAGAGTTGAATATACAAGAACAAAAGAATATTGAACTAAATAGTAAAATAGAAACACAGGAAAAAATTATATCAGAAACCGAAAAGAAATTTGAGGCTTGTTCTGATACACTAAATAAGACGGAAACTCTCATGAAACAAAAAGATAAGGTTTGTGAGGAAAAAATAAAAGATGCTAAACCAAGTCTTATTACGATTATTGGGAGCTTTCTTGGCTGCTTTGGTCTTGGCCTATTATTGGGGGTTTTATTATGATTAAGTATATTGGATATGCTATATTTGCCATTATACTGTTGGCTACTGTTGCATGGGTTGCCAATTCATTTCCAAGAAAAAGTGTTGTAGATGATGTTATCAAAGATCGTGAAATAGAAATAAAAGCTGAATATGAGAAACAGATCAATGAGAGAGACAATGCAATAGTTATTCTAAAGAAAAATATTGAAGAAAAAAACAGTAAAATTGTGATTCTGGATAAAGAGTTACAAAATTTACGACAGAAACGATTGGCAATAAAAGAGCCTAAAACACTTCAGGAGATTATAGAAGTGTTAAAGACTCTTGGTTACAACCCAATTATTATTTACCAATAGACTCCTAATCCATATCTAGTTTTTCAATATATGGATATTCATTTGTGGTGTAATATACATCACGAATACCGACATATTCCAGATACATAATACAATATGGACAGGGTTTAGCTAACCTAAATTGTTTCTTTTTGTTAATTCTCACGACAATTATTGACATTCCCTTCAAATCTCTTTTTGATCTTATTATAGCATCAACTTCTGCATGAACAGTCCCAGGCCACTTTTGAAATTTTCTTTTCAGATGTTTTACCGAGCGCTGTGGTTTGTTGTATCCTTTCGAGATAAGTCTTGACTTGTCAAATATGACTGCACCAACTTTTTGACGATGTTCAGACTTCCCTGCCTCTTCCACAGCATATTTTAGAAAACGATATACTCTCTCCATTATTGTTTACACAGCTTATAGAAAATAGACATAATAGAAATTACAGACACAATATACATTCCAACATCAAAATACATCTTATTTCTCTCCTTTCCTTAATAAGATCTTTTTTATTTTTTCAAATAGATTATTGTTCTTCTTAATTCTCTCTACTTTACACAAGATTAGATAATACCATTCATAATCAAATCCACGTTGTCTTGGATAACGATCGATAGCGACAAGGTGATATATTCCTATAAAATTGTTCTTTAACGGAATCCTTGTAGTTTCACCCAATCTCAATCTTTCAGGGCTGGGAATGATATTTCCCCATATAGGCATCTTCTGGCATACTTTGATAAATTTAACGGTTTCGTATCTTGCCATCGTGGACCCCCCTATGGATAGAAAGGCCCACAAAATGGACCATCTATCCCTATGCTACGTTACAGTATCCATAACTACCATTCTATTTATACTCATTAACTCCTCCAAAGTCCTCGTAATGTTGATAAAATTTTTCGCTATATGAGATAGGTATTAACTTCATAATTACCATTATTCATCTTACTCCACGAGACATATAACATTGTATTCTGAAAGATACCCTTTTCATTTGCAACATCAATATAGATCATCCCAGAATCATCAAATGACATACCAGACCAGGGAGACCCATTTTCTTGAACTAACCAAACTCTATTATCAATCAGTATAGAATTTATCTCATCTATAGGTATAGATGGATAATATGTTCTGTTAATTATAGACAACATACTATTGATTTTCGACTTGATATCTTGTCTTATTCTTAAATGTTTCATTGTTTATATGGATTTTGAAGAAAGATGAATGAAGTATGGCGTGGTGTTTTCAGGGATGACACCACAAACCCCAAGTGTTTTTCAGGATGACACTGAACCTACGTGATGTTTTAATGGAATAACATCACGAACCAGAGGTGTTTTTCAGGATAACACCACAAACCCATTCTAAATAACTTGGTTATTTTTCCTT